TGGTTCTGTTCTTCGTTGTTCTGCACTACGAGCGCCTGCTATTGCCACACCAAATCTATATTGTTTATAGAAGTCATTGTTTGGAAGTTTTGGAATTGAATACACCGAAGGTAATGCATCAGCATTAGACACAGATAATTTTGAATCACTAGTTGGAACAGTACTGCCCAATAAATTATTTTCTACGATGAATTCTTTAGCTCTCATCTTGGATAACCTTTAAATGGGAGATGAGGACTAATTTTATGAGTATCTTCTCTTTCTTTGCTTCTGTGATCACTAATGACTTCATGATGATTAGAATCAATCGTGGCGAATGCTTGTTGCATCATTTTATGTTCCAATTCAGTGTAAGGATGCGCCGTATTAAATTTTTCTGCCCAACTACTAGAATCCATTTCCAAAGGAGCAGTACTGCTTCCATCCGACATCGCAGCGGCCATCATAATTCTATTTAAATTATAAATTCTATCGACGCCCTCGTCTCTAAATTTGATGGCTCCAGGCATTGCAGAAGCATGACCTTTTCTTAATTTACCTTTTTTTTCTTCGGTTATGAATTCGTCAGCTCTCATTTATGTTCTTCTTAACATTTCTTTCAATCTTTCAAGTTCTTTATCGTCTTCATCATCTTTTTGATGAGCGGATACTTTTGATTTTTGTTTAGGAATTTGCATACCGTGCTTCATAGTTGGTGCAGGTAACGCAATCGGTGAAGTAGTAGGTTCAATTTTACCCATGTCTTTATCTGGTTGATTTAGTATCGTATTGGCAGTTGCCTTGCCCACGTTCTTCATAGTACGTCCAATTTGTGCTCCAGCAGCACGAGCCAATGAACTCAATCTAGTAGGTGTATCTGATGTTTTATTTAATGGGTTTAATGAGTGCTTTGCCCAATCCGAGCTTACTTTTTCTAAGTCAGCGTCACTGGAAGCTAATTCTGAATTTTTTGGTAAGTTTGGATTTCTCAATGATCGTGATTGTACTTCTCTCTTATCTTCAGGTTTTAGTTGCTCCAGTTCATCTGTATATAGATTAGTGGCTGTAGACTTAAGAATATCTATAATATCTACATCAGACATACCATTCTTTCTGCCTAGCTCAACTGCATCAATAAAAGATTTAGCAGAATTTCCATTCATAAACCATGCATTTCCCCAACTCTCACGAGCAGCATCTTGGGCTATGGATTTCATAATATCTAGATCATATGGATCATAACCGGGTCTCATGTTTTTTGCTTCTGCGCTATCAAGAAGATTAATAATATCATCTAAATCTATTGCAGATAATCCAGCAAAAGGAACTGATATTATACTGCTAGCAGAGGGCGTAACAGCTTTCATGGCAGCACCAGCTAATCCCTTAGGCATAGCAGCACTAGCAGCAACAGCTCCAGCTTTCTTTAAGAAGCCACGACGATTAGGATTGAATTTTACTTCATCTATCTCTTTGTTGAATTCTTCTTTGACATATTGATCTAGTTCACTGTGATCATCGTTAAATGGGCTGAGTGATTCTTTGACTTTGCTGCTTTTTATTTTTCTTTTGCCAGATTCGTATCCTGCGTCATATTGACTGCGTTGATCCCACGTTTCGTCAGATGACATAGCATTATGAGCAGACATTGACTTTGTGCCATTTATAGCATCTTTAAATCCCATTTCATAGTATGAACCAACTTTAGGTCCATTGGCGGTTGATAAAGATTTTACTACATTGCCGATGGCCATTGGTGCCGGCTTAGGTTTAAAAGTCGGGTCCATATATCGACGTATTTCAGGAGCATTAGACTGATCACGTAATTTTCTTAGTGCTTTAGCTTCTATTTTCCAAACAGCTTGTGTATTTAATCCTATTTTTTTACCAACTTTATTATGATCAAGATCGTGCCAATATCTAAGATTTAATACTTCTCTTTCTTCTGAAGTTAAAAGTTTCATACCTGAACGAATAATATCTTTAAGACGATTTCTATCAATATCATTTTCAACTTTATCAATTCCACCCTGATCAGTTGCGGTAACTGTATTGAGCTGATCATAATCCCCCTGCATCATTGCATCGTTGGGATCAAACTGTGGCATTGGGTTACTAGACCCTCTAAATGTTTTACCGTTAGGATTATATATTCCTGCCTCGTCTACTTCTTTTGGCTTGTCTTTGGGAAATGATTTTTTCCAATCTTGTACATCATTTTGATCCCATCTGATTCTATCTTGCCATTTAGATGGCTTAAACCCTCCGGGAGCACCACGAGGTAGTTTCGCCCAACCAGTAATGGTATCTTTATCTAATGGATAATGTTCCCATGTGACTTTATTAGAACTTTCAGAAATGATGTCGGTTATCTTCATAATTAGTATTTATCATTTTGTCTTAATAAGATAAATTCAAAACATTTAATAACAATGATAAATAATTATGTAGATGCTCGATAGAGGTCTATGTACATTCTTGCTTACTTAAAGGAGATAATCATGAGCAAATCATCAGTAATAGGTATTGACTTAGGTACCACAAATTCAGCAGTTGCTATCGTAGAAAACGGCGTCGCTAAAGTTCTAGAAAATAGCGAAGGTACACGTACAACACCATCAATCATTGCATACACAAACGACGAAATTTTAGTAGGCGCTAGTGCTAAACGTCAAGCAGTAACCAATCCAAAAAATACAATTTATGCTGCCAAAAGACTAATTGGTCGTAAATTCAAAGAACAAGCAGTACAAAAAGACATCGACATGATGCCATTTACTATCATGGAAGCCAAAAACGGTGATGCATGGGTTCGTGTAAATGACAAAGAACTTGCTCCACCACAAATTAGTGCTGAAGTTCTTAGAAAAATGAAAAAGACAGCAGAGGATTATTTAGGACATGAAGTTACTCAAGCAGTTATCACAGTTCCTGCGTACTTTAACGACAGTCAAAGACAAGCAACTAAAGATGCTGGTAAAATCGCAGGCTTGGAAGTACTTCGCATTATTAATGAACCCACTGCTGCTGCTCTTGCGTATGGGGTTGACAAAACTGATAACAGTGATAGGAAAATTGCTGTTTACGATTTGGGTGGTGGTACATTCGACGTGTCAATCATTGAAATCGCGAATGTCGAAGGCGATAAACAAATCGAAGTATTAAGTACCAATGGTGATACATTCTTGGGCGGGGAAGACTTCGATCAACGTATCATGGATTACTTAGTAGAAGAGTTTAAGAAAGACAGCGGAGTTGATTTGAAAAATGATGTATTGGCACTTCAAAGACTTAAGGATTCAGCAGAAAAAGCTAAGATTGAATTGTCATCTGCTCAACAAACTGCAGTCAATCTACCATATATCACCGCTGATGCTAGTGGACCACGTCATATGAATATTATTATCACACGTTCTAAACTTGAAAGCATGGTAGAAGATTTAATCGCTCGTAGTATTGAGCCATGTAAAGTTGCCATGAAGGATGCTAAAGTGTCGGCAAGTGACATAGATGAAGTTATTCTAGTCGGCGGTCAAACTCGTATGCCCAAAGTTCAAGAAGCAGTAGAAAAGTTATTTGGCAAAACTCCTCGTAAAGATGTTAACCCAGACGAAGCAGTTGCAGCAGGAGCCGCAGTTCAGGGTGCTGTACTTGCTGGTGATCGTAATGACGTGTTACTACTAGATGTAACACCACTATCACTTGGTATTGAAACTATGGGCGGAGTTATGACTAAACTTATTCAGAAGAATACGACTATTCCTACCAAGGCAAGTCAAGTATTTTCAACTGCTGAAGATAATCAATCTGCTGTCACTATTAAAGCTTTTCAAGGTGAACGTGAGTTAGTTCAATATAACAAATTATTGGGTGAATTCAATCTTGAAGGTATTGCACCTGCTCGTCGTGGTTTACCACAAATTGAAGTTTCATTTGATATTGATGCCAACGGCATTATGCATATCAAAGCGGCAGATAAAGCAACTGGAAAAGAAAATAAAATTACTATCAAATCTAATTCTGGTTTAAGTGAAGCTGAGATTGAAAAGATGATTCGTGAAGCTGAAGAAAATGCTGAAAGCGATAAGCAAACTAGAACATTGATCGAAACTCGTAATCGTGCCGAAAGTTCAGTTCATGAGTTTAAGCGTGATCTGAAAGAACACGGTGAATTATTAAGCGAAGATGAAAAGACTGCAATTAATACAGCAATCGAATCAGTTGAATCTAAACTTACAAGTGAAGATGTAGAAGCAATTACTAAATCAGTAGATGAATTGTACGCCACAATTGGACCATTAATGGAAAAAAAGATGGCAAAAGAAAATGCTTCAAAAGATGATCCAGTAGTAGATGCGGAATTTACTGAAACTAAGTAATTGACCAAGAAAAAGGGAACTTAAAGTTCCCTTTTTTATTTCCATCTTAATACAAACAGTGTTGTGTCTTTATCATTATCAAATTTGAATATATATCTTCTACCATATGAATCTGGAATTCGAAAAAGTTCTTCTGATGTTTGACCATCATAATCAAATTTCCAATCAAATTGACAGTTCTGTTCGCACCAACTAATTACAGACTGTAATTCGCCAAAATTTATATATAGTGAAACACTATTTGTATCGTTTAACATCAACTCCGCTTTTCTTGAGAAACTCTATGCCATCGTCGCTTTTATATTGATCTCTATAATATACTGTAAAAATTCCAGCTTGATAAATCATCTTAGCACAGTCAATACAGGAAGAATGTGTACAGAACAGTGTTGCTCCCTCGCTGCTGATAGCAGACTTAGCAATTTTCATTAAAGCGTTTTCCTCTGAATGCAATACCTCGGGTTTTGTTTTTAATCGATACCATGTATCTCTACCATATGCATCATCAGATAACGGATCAGAGTCGTTTAACGGAAAATCAAAGTTAACAACATCATATTTTTCATATTTGTCCGCATATTCATGAAACTCACAGTTATTATCCCATCCACTTGGTGTACCATTATACCCATATGTTACTACATTATCTTTGACAATAACAGTGCCTACTTTAAGTCTACGTGCGTAGCTCAATTGGCTAACATCTTGAGCCAGTTTCATATACAAATCTACAAATTTATCTTTCATTCTTTCACCAAATAGTTGTCTCTAATCCAACGATCACAAGTTTCTTGACTTCTAAAGTAATATAGTGGGCTAGCATTAGAAATATTAAATTTTATACAGAATGCCTCGCCGTATCTGTACCCTTTCAGTACATCAAATATATAATAATATTGAAATTCTTCAAATTGTTTTTGTGTGATAGTGTGATACTTCATAATCATTTCTTCACTGGCTGCGCTTGCAAATATGTCATAGGCTGGCAAATACTGTACAGTTGAACCTATTGTTGAGCTTAAGCTCATCATTCTACACCAGACTCAATGATACCGTCAACAATGAAGAATTCTGCTCCAGTACTAGGAATAACTCGTCCGATCATTCCTTTATTATCACGACTAAAGTTACTTGCTACTTCTTCTAATGAATTTCCCTGCCCTGCAAATGATCCATCTTCTTTATAATATAGAAAATGTTGATCTGATTCTACCTCATATGTCAATACTACAATGTTTTCTTGAATCATCTCAGTAAGTGCACCTAACATAACATGTTGATTACTATACCAGCCTGCCGCAAATGCTGTAACTACAATAAATAATAATAATAAAATTTCCATGATTATTCCATATCCTTAAGATCGAGTGTGCTCCACTGCTGAAGTTTTTTGAATTTACGTTTTTTGGCTTCTAGTAGTCTATCTGATGAAATTTCAAACTGACTAGTTAAAATATCAATCATTGCCAATACATCACCCAATTCTTGTTCAAGTCTATCTCTGTTAGACTCTTGTAAATACATACCATTAATGCCAAATCTAAAGCATTTACTAGTAGCTTGAATCACTTCACTACATTCTTCTTGAAGAATAAGTAGTGCCTCTTTCATTTGTTCGTTCATATTCCGCCTCCACAAGCGTGTATTTTACCTGCTAACAGCCCACTACTGTATGCTGTTCTCCAACCTCTCGGAGTTTCTATCCACTTTAAATTCTCAAATCCACAAATTCTACACTTAACTGATCTTGGTTCATTATGATTGTAAAATGTCTGATTGGAACGTCTTCGGCTATATCCACTGCTCCAGTCTTCTGACTCCCAATCATCATGATATTCTTCGCCAAAGAATCCGTCACCGTTTAAGCCACCATAAAATGCACTCATTTTTTATTATCCTCAATATTTAAAGCATTTAATAATTGTTTGTTCCATGCTTCTGGTGGATCACCATCGTGCCATATAATTTCAGTACCATACTCTGGATGACCGTGAATATTAAGACAGTCCTCAATATTGCTCCACACAGAATGAGATGAACAAGTAGTTAGCCATCTAAGAGTAACTGTACCATCAGTCCAAATTACACCCTCAAACTGTGGTTCATGATCTTCATTTTTCTGAAAATGATTGTGTGTATCTCGCTCAGAGATACTTTTTCTATATGCTGTAAATCTTTTCATTAATTTTTAGTTCCAAAATGTTTTCCACTAGCTAACACAATCTTACAAGAGAGAGAGAACTGGGTAATTTTCTTCACCAATAACACCAACCAACTCATATTTTACACTCATTCTTTATCTCCGATCAAATGGATGTGGAAGTTTACCCTCGTTAATCAAGCTGTTCCAGTCTTTACGTTCATGATAACTACCATGAATGTATCCAGCAATAAACATTATAACACCTGTTACTAATGCTGTCAATACTATTGCAATAATATGTGAATCTATATACATAATTTAATCCTTTAGAGTTACTGTTAAGAATGGTTGATCGAGAGTAAACCCAAATCTGTTTACGATAGCTCGGGAATAGATAATACCAAATTCTGGATCCAATTGTACTAGACTTTCATGCTTGATTGTTCTGGCACACTCTTCCAACATCAATTGAGCGAACTTTTCAGAAAATGCTTTCAATTGAGTATTAAATGAAATTTTCATATTAATACTTTCTTCGGTCATAATCTTAGCTTCTGCTGCTAGCTGTTCAATTCTATGGTTCATTTTTGATTTCTTAGATTTAGTAATTCTTGATGTACCTACGTGAAGATGATCTCCTCGCAAATATCTACCTACGTTCATTATTCAACTCCGAAATGTCAAGTAAATGACTTTGCCGCTAGTACAGCATCATCAAGTGATCTGTAGGTCTTGTAGTATTGTTCCTCACCACCATATTGTGGAATTTCATAAACTTCATATAGCCCAAGTTCATTTTGATAAACGATACCATATGCTTCTTCACCATATGAGTGCGAAAATACTTTTTTCATTCTTCAACTCCGAAAAGTTTCTTAATCCTTATTGCGGCAATGCGAACACTGCGGGTATCAAGTTCGCCATTATCTTCATCTTCCAAAATGTCAAGGCATTCTTCTACAATCAACTCGGCGAACTTTTCAATCCTAGTATCAAATTTTGAGTGATGACTGTCCCAGCCAGCCTGTTCAGCAAGTTGTCTAATTCGTTCGTTCATTCTTCAACTCCGAAATTGTAATTGAATTTTTTTCATACCATTCGTCCATCAAATCAGCCATGTGTCTAAACATATGAGAAAGTACTATAGTTTGATTTTTATCTATAATAATAGAGTTTTTACAACTGATCGAATTACCGCTGGATACAGAATTCGTGGACAGTTGCATTAAAATTTTATCAGGATTTAATTCATTACCATCTAGATGAGACAGTAGAAAGTAACCTGTCATACTAGAAGAGGTTAAATCAAAACCTATAGATTTTCTATCGTTAGATGTATGTCCACTACTCATTTTTTAACTCCCAACTGTTCTTTTAATTTCATTTATACAACTCTCCACTACTTCTGCTCGTGTGGGTGGCACTAACTGTCGCATCTAATTGCTCACCTTCAAATTTCCAATCTATCATGGCAAATGTTTCTTTAAAATTCTTGTTATGCTCTCTTGTGCTTCTTGCTGAACTTCAAGAGTGCCAATATTATCTGCCAATTGTTGAATTGTCATTAATGATACCGCCTTCATTTGTTTCTGAGTATGCTCATCATGAGTCATAATAAATTCTCTTATTTTATCAGCAACATGTTCTGACCCATATTCAATATAATATTCGTCAAGTTTTTTGTTTAGTAAATCAGCCAATACTTGTTGATGAGGAGTAGCGTCTTTAATAATCATTCTTTGTCCCAGAATTCTGCTTTGAGTCGAATTGAACCTTCAATTTCAAAGTGTTTTTTGATCCATATTGAACATAATATCGCTTCATCAGTTATAAGATGATTGACTTGATATTGAGATGCTCTTGCTAAACAAACTTGTGAACATTCGTCAATAATTAACTCGACGAACTTTTTACACTCTGGCATATCCCAGTGTCCAATACCAGCCATATCTTTTGTGTATCCAGCCTCGATAGCAAGTTCTCTAATCCTTTGGTTCATTTAATCACCGTATAGCTAATGTCCATATAAATCATAGCAGCTTCAGCTTCTTCTTGAGTTTTGAATTTACAATATTTAGGTATCATACAAGGCATTGCCCACCATTCATATTTGCCTACTCCTAAAAATTCTTCGCGAGAAAGCCATGTATCTTTTTTCATAATACCAAAAGTATTGTCTTTAAATTTAACAAGTTTAAGTTTCATATTTAGATGTGGTTAATTTTTATTCAGTAAGCGACTTACGGACTATAGTGTCGCTTAAACTATTCAAGACATTGAGTGTGTCATCCGATTCAGAGTGAAATTCTCTTATGTTTGTATAGTGAAATTCTACACAAATAGTATGTTGAGTAGAATTCTCAACACAAACTATTTATTAGTCAACTAGACCCATTGATAAAGCACGATACCCAGCAGAGATTACTTTACGAGTGGGAGTACCAATACGATACCGAGTTACAGATTGACCTTTGCTGTTTTTACGAGTGTTAGCATAAACAGCATAGCCAGCAAAGCGAATGTCGCTAACAGTGGCGGTTGGGTTCTTGATATCAAATCTAGCAGCGATTTGAGCAGCGGTGAGTTGATCACCATTCAAGAGAGCTTCGGTCAAACGACCTTGTTTAGTAGTTACTTGCATTTGTAGTTCCTTTAAGTTAGTACCGTAGGTGAAACATTACAGTATGTTACTATTATAACATAACTAGTAACTATAGTCAATAAAAAATGGGCACATATCTTACGAATGTGCCCATTTTTGTTATACTTCAATGATCTTTGGATAATATGGATCTTCTTCTTGAGATCCTCTTTCATGAAATACATATCCACGTGGATTACAAACAACTCGTGTGGAACCAATCATGTAATCAAAGTCATGATGTGTATGACCACCGACCCATAATTTGATTTGTGGGCGATCCAACATAAACTCAGATAAATCAGAGCTATAACCGCCATCCATATGATGATCATCCAAATAGCGTGGATGTGCGCTTAGTTTACTTGGTTGATGATGACCCACTACTACAAATTTTTGATCATATTTCCCATCTACTGTGGCTTTAATAGTTTCTAGCATCTTACGATGCTTCGCAACTGTATCACTTGGACGTAATTTCCCGAAACCACGATCTTCGACTCTGATCAAACGATAATCGTTCATAGAATCGGCAAGAACACGAATGGTCAATGGATCAGATTTATTACAATCAGTCCATAGTGTGCCGCCGATAAACGTCACATCATCAAGAACAAATACATCATTTTCCATAAAATGAATGTTAGGAAATTTAGCACATTCTGTTCGTAATGTGTCGATTGTTTGATTCCATTTACCGTGATAATACTCGTGATTTCCTGCTACATATAATACATGAGAAAATTCATCGCTACATCGTTTCAAAAAGCTACGAAATGATTGAGCTTTATGATATCTATCAGGAAGAATATTATTCCATTCTGGCTTAATTTCGTGTTCTGGAAAATCGTACATATCGTTAGCGATCATAATATCGCCAGCCAACAATAACACATCTGCGTTTTCTGTATTTTTAATATCTAGATCAGCGAACTCTAAGTGAATGTCCGAACATAATGCAACTTTCATAATTTATTACTCTGTGAATACTTGATTGGAAAATTTTTGAGCAAGACTGTGTTGACGATTCATATTAGCTGGTTGCCCGATTCCAGCCTCGTCATGAGAAAATATACCGTATTGTTTTAAAATAATAGGGCTTGAGCCGCTAATAGTATAGAAAAGTGAAAGATTATCGGTAATTCCAGCGTGAAGAAGTCCCGGAACAGCAACACCCAATGGAAGTCTACGATTCATTGGATAATCTTTGCTGCCGAAAACTTCGTTCGGATGTTCACATTTAAACATCCTAAACTCTCTTAATCGTTCTACTACTATACGAAGAGATTTATATTTATTATATGTTTCCCAGTATAAAGGACAAGTTCTATTTATTACCGAATATTCAGTAGCCTCAGTAGATTTACTCTGTGACGGTTTATACGGCTTATAGTTTTGTTCTAAAATCATTGAGCTAATAGACGCTCTTCCATAGCGTACATTTCTTCCATAGTCATATCAGTCCATTCTGTAGAATTATGAGCTTCTACGATCTTGACTAAATCATTAGTAGAAATACCCGTATCGTTATCTTTGTCGAGTTCCTCGAAAAGGACTTGTGAATTTTTGTAAGCGACTTCGTTGATTTTCATAATAGTATTTATCCTTTCAATATAAATATTATACTAAAAAAGCCATTTAATGTCAAATTTTAGTGTTGCATTTTTACAACACTAAATATTTCTTTAATTTATAGCCATCTTAGAGCAAAAAGCGTTAAATCTTCTTTTTTTACAAAATACCATACTACTTGTTTAACACCAAAACTAATTCTACGATGATATAGATATTGTTCTCCCCAGTGTGTATTGAGTGTTTTATTGAGCCATTCACATTGAGGCTCAAGTTCTGGCATATGTGCAAGCTTTTCATACGTCATTATGATAGAGTATGGAAATCTACTTAACAATGGCTTTGTATATGGAAATAAATCATATTCTACCTCCATCTAGTAGTAAACCAATATTTTAAATTTTCAGTGATGAAGATAATTTCCGTTTTGTCTTCTGAAAATTTACAATTCATTTGTTTTTCAAACTGAGAATATAGTTCTTCTTCGGTACAAAGAAACAACTCTCGTTCTAGCCATTGTAGGGCTCGTTTAACTCCAGAACTATTAGTATTTAATTTCATATTTAATTTCATGCCCATCTCAGTGCAAATAATACTGCGTCTTGTTCATTCATAAATTCAAATTCTCCATTTCCAGCATAATACCAAACTCCATCTGTTCCCTGTAACATTCTTTGACCAAATTTTTCCTGACACCATTCAACACAATGAAGATAATCTTCTTTGCTACATACTATTGTATTCTTTCTATTTGTCCAATGAACAGTAATTGGAATCCAATCTTGTCTTGTTGTATTAGCGTCCCATCTGTATTTGTATGATATATAATCCGCTTCGTGTTTGAATGAAACAATTTCATCAGAACAATCTCCACCAGTTATAGATTCTATCCACCAAATATTATTATTTTCGTATTCTTCCTTTGTAGCGCCTACCTGCCATCCTAATTTTTCCATTAACCACCATTTTCGTTCGCCACGCTTGTTCCATGATATGATATCGTAATACTCGCTCTTAGGAATGTTTGGTGGATCGAATATTGAACACATTATGCCCACCTCAATACGAATAATACAGCATCTTCTTCGTTCTTAAAAGTAAATGCTCCAGGATTTGTATATACCCATTCGTCATTGAGACCCCAAGTATCTAAGCACCAACTTACGCAGTCACTCCATCGTGAATGCAATGACGATTTACCTTGCAGCAATCGAATAACAGTCCACGTATTGTCTGTCTTGTTAAGCATTTCAATTTCCGCCATAATCACATCGTGATCTCTTAACCAGTAATTATGTTGTGATTCGTATTCAGTCATCATACCCATCTCAGTGCAAATAATACTGCCGCTTCCTTTGTTTCAAACCAAAATACCCCACCTGTCCAATAGTAGTGTTCTGCTCCGAACTTCTCACAACACCATTGTGCTATCTGACGAGTTCCGTCGGTTGTATTTCGAAATTGAACGCTGATATAGTCACCAGACTCTAAGATTTTGTTCCAGTCTTTCAAAGAATGAGGTCGATTGTATAAATTACCAAGCTCAGCCACACTGTTAAGATATTCACTAACAAATTCTTTAATCGGTTTCATTTATAGATATACAACGCGAAAATCATTGCTATATAAGTTAACTGATGCAACAGTTGATCTAGACCTAACAATACCCAAAACTCTGGATGTGTAGTTGGACCCCAACCCAATCTTTTATTTATATTCATCTTCGCCCAATCAATGTGATAATGAATAAACATATCAGCTAGAGCAATATACCAAGCCAGTGTAAGATCATCAATGAACAAAAACAAAACAGTAAAAGTTCCCAGACCATGTAGAGCAGCGTGTAATACACCGCCTAAATGACCATAGGTTCCTTTATTCGACCATTGATATTTTGTCTGTAATGGAAAATCAACGATAAAATGTTTAAGTTGAAGTGCTATTAATAGATAAAATAATGTCATAATTTTAATTCCCAATTTTTAACAGCAGTACATGATATCTTCAATTGATGTGTCCAATCATAGTATTCACCCTCAATATCAAGTTCTTCAGCAGCTTCAAAGAAATAATCCCATATATGAGATAATTTATTTTTATGATCGATATCTATATTCACTGGGTTTCCAGTTTCTTTATCCTTGAACCAATATTGAACTACTTTGTATCCTTTTGTCATTCTATAAACCTTATCAATCGGACTTAAAGTTCTAGATTGTTTATGTGATAATATAGATACATATTTATGATCATTAAAGTAAGTGTCTGTCATTTTTAAGAATCGTTGATCCATATCATAATATTCTGGTAAACGATATATCATACCGACTATTTCATAGTTAAATATGAATCTGTCAGTTAGAAAACCAGCGACTACACGATGAAAATCAGTCAACTGCTCTCCTCTCATTTCTCTCAACACAATCATTTTACTAAAATAATCTGCTATGTTATCAGCCAACTTAAAATCTTCATCAGAAATATCCTGTACGATTTCATCAAGTCCTAGTCCATTAAATCTTTCTGGATTATTTCCATGTACTCGATATAAATGTACGCTAGCAGCTAACAAGTCATATGTAATTCGTATTCGCTTTTCTAATGAATTATTTTTAGAAACCAAAAAGGGCCAATCCTTAGTTTGTGTCCATCCTGAACCAGAATTACTAACAGTGACATTTACTACTGAATTATTAGACATACTATTTCCTAGTTTATTAATTTTTTACCAAAGCTAGCATGATTTGATATTGTTCCCAAGCAGTATTCAGTGCTGGGCACTCTTTACGCAACTTACGTTCTTCATTTTCTCTAACAACCAAGTAATCTCTCTGCGACTCTAACAATTCTGGAAGTTTATCGTATGGTAAACAAATCTCAATCATATTGACATCTTCAATATGATCATCATGAATATGTCGATACTCGGTGGCAGTTAAGCAACAGTTCCAGTTCTGAGCTTCTGTATATGTAGAACGTTTGACTCTGCGATAGCGTTTGTGTGAGTGAATCATACTTGCCTCGTATTGTTTCTCAAAGTTTCTTCTTAGTACTGAATGATCAATTGGAATAACCAACATTACTCTCCACGTTTTGTGATAATCTTGTCTGCTAAACCATATTCTACGGCTTCTGTAGCACTCATAAAGAAATCACGTTCCATATCTTTTGATAATTCATCATAGGTCTTGTTAACTGAGTTATGATTAACGTAAATTTGAGTTAATTCTCGTTTCATTTTAATAATCTCTTTAACTTGAATTTCCATGTCAGTAGCTTGACCACGAGCACCACCACTTGGTTGATGAATCATATGTCTGGCATATGGAAGAATCAATCGCTTGCCTGCTGCACCAGCTTGAGCCAATAAACTACCCATGCTACATGCCTGACCCATTACGATTGTGCTAACGTCGCACTTGATAAACTGCATGGTATCATAAATGCTCATACCAGCAGTTACGCTACCGCCTGGACTATTGATATAAAAGTGAATGTCTTTGTCTCCTTCACTCTCCAAGAACAATAACTGAGCCACGATAATAGATGCACTTTGCTCATTAACATCGTCATGTAGCATAATAATACGATCACGTAACAAACGACTATAAATGTCATAGCTACGTTCGCCACGAGATGTTTGTTCTACTACCATTGGGACTAAACTCATTCTGCTTTCTCCGTTTTTAAAATTTCTAATTCACGTTCTGCCATATACAATTTGGTTTCTAACTCACGATTCTTTTCATACAGTTTCAGATACATTTCTTTTTCTAGTCGTAAGTGTAACTGAGCATCTTCCAATCTGAGTTGACATTCTTGGTATCTACGCTGATATGTACCCCAGTATTCTCCGTTGCCTTCTACAACAGCTCGTAATTCACCAACGTCTTTTTTAAATTGCGCCAACATTTTAGACTTGACGTAATAAGATTGCATAATACGAAATGATTCGGCATCTCGTGAAAATCTTTCTATGGTCATACTCTCGTAGGCATTTTCAGGATTGTTATATACACGATCTATATCGTCCATTTGATCCTTAATATCGTCAAGTTTACTAGTATCAGTTTTGAATACTTCTATAATTTTTTTGTTCCAGAACATTATTTTACATCCTCTTGTTTGTTTACCAAATCTGCTGCTAGTTCTAGGATACGATCACTCCAAGCGACTCGTTGCACCCACTCAACCGGAATACCAGCTAATCCGTAATAAGCTCCTGCTATTTGACCAGCGATTGCTGCTGTAGTATCAGCATCATCACCTAAATTGGCAGCTTTAAGAATACAATCTTTGAAATTTTCAGTAGTATAAAAACACCACAATGCTGCTTCCAATGATTCAACTACATAACCACTTCCACGTATATCGTTTTCTGTTGAGTTAAAATATGTACCACGAGCAATGTTTTCTAATGATTTTAGTTCACTAGTTGACTCAGACATATCAAGTCGTAGAATTTCTTCTTTGCTCGTGTCATTTAGAGCGCGTACAAGAATTTCTCCAAACATACTAGCAGCTTTCAAACATTCATCTGAACCATGAGTGATCATAGATTGTACTTCACTTAGTTCGATTGCTCTATTCATGTTCAGAGCATACATGATTGGCACCGGAGCAAGACGCATAATGCCACCGTTACCTGAATCCATAAAGTGAGTAGATCCAGCAATTGGATTTTTTAATGGGTCTTTTTGAAAGTAACGAAGTGATCCTTTAGTTGTTGCTCCAATGTCAAAGCATCTGCCAGTACAACTCATATATCCTTCTTCAAACCATTCAACATAGCGAGTTATTTGATCAAGTGGATCAAACCCTTTTTCTACTAAACTATAACCCAAACACAGAGCCATGCTAGTGTCATCAGTCCATTGTCCTGGCTTAAGACTAAAAGGCCCACCACCTACCATGTCTGTCACGAGTGGGAAAGTACCACGATCTTTGAATTCTACTGTAGTACCAACTGCATCGCCCACTGCAAGTCCGAGTAGACACCCTTGAGCGCGATCTAACATTGTCATTTTTAATACTCCATAATATACTACTATTATAGTATAAATTTAGATATTAGTCAACTATTTTGGAAGAGTGATTTTTGATTTTTTTGATTTTTTTGACGATTCATTTTTAGAATTTGATTCTGATATGGCATCACATATGTTTAGTTCAAGAGCTGCTTCGCCATCTAGCCATATATCTTGTGCCGGTAGTAATTTTTCTTTAATCATTGATTCGGACAGTCCAGTACATTCTTTATAATGATTGATCATTCGTACTTGAGTGAGTTCAAACTCTTTGACTGTGGCAAATAAATCATGAGCTTTTCCTTCTGATCCAGCCGAAAACTGATGACTCAGTATACTGGTATTTGGCGTTAGTACACGACGACCCTTTGTTCCGGCAATAAAAATCAATAATCCACAACTGGCAATTAATCCAAGACCTACCGTTTTAATTGGAATTTGACTGGATTTCATTGTATCAATAAGAGCAAATGCGGCAGATAAGTCTCCACCCTCACTACATATCATTAACAGTAATTCTTTTTTACGCGGAACGGAAACATAATTTTCATATAAAATCCATTCAATTACTGGCTTTATGGTTTCTGAATTTACTTCGTCCATAAAAACGTACATTCCATTTGATCTAAGAGCATCTCCTGGACTTTTATCTAATTCTTCCGTAACATCTTTGATCATATATGTTCCTTGCGTTATAATCATTTATTCAAATATAAGTGTATCATAGAAAAAATATTATGTCAACGTATTTGGTACTAAATATTTGTATAGGAGAAATACAATGTTAACCATTTTTACAAAAATTAAAAAATTCTTTTTGGGCAAACCACCAGTACCTGTGGCAGAAGCTCCATATAAAGTAGAAGCTCCACAGCCTGTACCAGAAGTAGTTGCCGTAGTAGAAGTTCCAACTTCCACTTATGTTGCTCCAACACTAAAAGTTGTAAATGGATCAACTCCAAAAGTTTCTAATAAACCAAGAGAACGAGCAAAACCTAGAGCAAAACCAGTCGCTACTAAAGCAGTTGCTACTAAACCAGTTGTCGCTCAAAAATCAACATCTGAACCAAAAGATCAAACTCCATCCAAATCTGCCTCGTCACGAACAAAGCCAAAAATTACAAAGTAATTATGAATGATGACTTTTCTGTTGATCTAATCAGTGATTTAAATTTAACCGATTCTGATATGTTTGATTGGGAAGGAAAATCAACTAGTTTATTTTGTGTTGTGGCGGGTAATGTAAGCGATGATTTATTAGTTTTAGAAAATGCATTAGAACATCTTAGTAATAGCTATCGAGGTGTTTTTTTCATTGATGGAAGTCTAGAACATTCACGATTAGAAGACTACTCTAATAGAGTAGATCAGATAAAAGAAATATGTCAGAGATTAAATAATGTGGTTTATTTACACAATCATTTAGTCATATTAAATAACGTGGCATTCATTGGCTGTAATGGTTGGTATGGTAATAGAAAAAATCTAACTTCTATAGAAGATTTAGATTATCTAGAACAATATAGAGCAGATGATTTGGGATATCTTAGTCTGAGTATCAAACGAGTTCAGAATATGAACGAAGTAAAAAAAGTAGTTATCATCACCAATAGTATTCCAGGTGAATATTTTGGATTCAATAGTCCAAATGTAGATTTACCACATAAATTTAATTTAAGTTTAAGTTTGCTATTTGATAACAATAGTAAAATTACAAAATGGTTGTTTGGAACTAATGACATTAAGGTTGATGTAAAGCTAAACGATAGACAATATGTAAACAATCCAGTTACATCTGGACTGTTATACTTTCCTAAAAAGATAGATATCTAATTAACCTTCTGCTTCGATCTTGACTTCAAGTGGATATCCTTGTCTACGAGCATCAATAGTGACTTCTATACCACGCTGTTCAGCAAGTTCATATGGTAATATAGCAACTACTGCGCTACCACTATCGTGTATGCTACTAGTTAAATTAAGGGCACTATCTTCAGTATGATCAAAATATTGAATCAATGATTCAACAACAAACTCCATTGTTGTAACGTCATCATTGATGTAAAATACTTTATAAAATGAAGGCTCTGAAATATTCAGATTTGGTTTTAATTTTGTGATAATTTCAGTTTTGCTCATATTGAATCCTTGAGAAGTTGATGTGAGTGGCAAATTACCACTCACAATAGTATTTATTATACTATCAAATATACTTAATGTCAATCGTTTTTGGCTTCATTGCTTCCGGAATATGTCGTTCCAAATAGATAGTAAGAATTCCATCTTTGTGTTGAGCATCAGTTACTTCTACATATTCACCCAATTTGAAAACTCTTTCAAAACTTCTATTGGATATACCATGATGTAGATATTCTACCGTAGAATTATCCAATTTTTGACCAACAATTGTCAATAACTGATTGTCAAGTTCAACTTTGACTTCGCCCTGAGTAAATCCAGCAGTGGCAATTTCAATATAAAACTTATCATCAGTTTGTCTGACTACATTATACGGTGGATAATTTGTGTTGGATTGTTGTTCGGATAATCTGAGTAATTCAGCGAATGAATTTTCAAAACCAATTCCGAATTTGGCAATGGACGGAATGTCCAGACTTCTGAGAGTTAGCGTTCTTGTCATGTTTTTCTCCTGTTAGGCAGATGACTTATAAGACCCGACCATTCGGCATCTTACATTATTATTTATACATAATCACTCAAATTGTAAAAGATTCTCCGCATCCACATCTAGCAGATTCTTTGGGATTCGTGAAATCAAAACCTTCATTCAATCCTTTTTTCACATAATCAATTTGTAGACCATCAATGTAAACCAAGTCTTTTTGATTGACCCAAACTCGTGCATCGTCACGCTCGTATTGAATCCAGTCCCAAGTACAAGGAGCTTCGTCTAGATATTCTAATACATACGCAAGCCCACTACACCCAGTTGTCTTTACTCCAACTTTAATGCCCTGACCATGTCCACGTTTAGCAATATTGCTAACGATTTTCTTTGCTGCTGTTTCAGTAATAGTAATCATTTTTTCTTTGCCCGTTTAACTGCTCTGTCAAATTTAAGTTGACTAATATGATCCTTAAACGTAATCCCATTCAAGTGATCAATTTCATGTAGAAAACACTTAGCATCAATATCACTGAATGTTCTAGTTTCAAGTTTTTGATTTCTATTCATCCAAGTTGCTTCTACTGTTTTTGGTCTCTCAACATCAATCATCACTCGTGGGAAACTTAAACATCCTTCACGAGCAACATACATATGCTCACTGATTGATACAATTTCTGGATTGAACATTGTAATATATTCGTCAGTTTCCTGTATGTGCATTGTTATAACACGATATGATATCCCAACTTGATTGGCAGCTAATCCTATGCCGCCACTTTTAGCCATGGTCTCTATCATGTCAGCCATTAAAAAATCGGTTTGAACTGGGGGATTATTAAAGTCCCACAATGCACATGGCTTTAATAGCACTGGATCAGGCCAATACTTCAGAGATAACATCATGCTTTTTCCTATAATCTGCTATAGCAGCTTTAATAGCATCTTCTGCAAGTATTGAACAGTGAATCTTGACCGGCGGAAGAGCGAGTTCTTGAGCGATTTGAGTGTTTTTAATTGTCGCTGCTTCATCAAGAGTTTTTCCCTTGACCCATTCAGTGACTAATGATGAACTGGCAATGGCACTACCGCACCCGTATGTTTTAAACTTAGCATCTGTAATAATTCCATCAATGACTTTGATTTGTAACTTCATTACATCTCCGTTAACCGCAAGCGGGAGCACCGACCATGCCGGTTCCCACTTGCGCTATTTCCTCCTTATCAAATGATCCTACATTTCTTGGATTTTCATAATGATCCAGTACAGCAGCCGAATATGCCATTTTAATCTCCTATAATACTAGTTACAACATTGATGGGCTGATAACTATCCCATTTTTTACGATTATCTTCACCTAAAATATATCTTAAGTTTTTCATTCCACCAATAATACTAGGATCTATTTTCAAATCAAATCCTTGTTTGAATGGGATAATATGATCAAGTTGAAATTGATCTTTTCTTTTCCCAGTATTTTCTGGAATCAATCCTTCTTTTTTCATTTTATACCATGATCTATAAGTTGCTTTCTTACATTCTCTTTTATATAATATGAATTCATCTTCAATCAGTTTTTTTGGTCTAGAATTATTTACCTTTCCATCTTTGTTTGGGTTATTAATGATCATTCTTTGTCTAGCAATTTCATTTGGTATACCCTTATTCCAACCCCAACCCAATTTAAATCCTTCTAAATTCATTTTTGACTTTTGTTCATCAGTCATTTTCAGACCTTTATTCCAAGCCGGCATGCCTGCATTAATAGCACCCTTACAATCAGATGAGCAATACTGTTTGAACCATGGACGAATTTCAAACTCTTTATTACATGTCAGACAAGTTGCCATTATTTTATCTCTTCTATTTACTTTTAATTAGTCCAGTAAGTTTTGATTGAATATTTTTAGCAAATTCTGGTTGTGGGAAATTCCACCCAACAAATACTCCTACTGCAAGCCATAATAATATTTCAAACATAATAAATCTCCTTTGTAGTATCACTATTATATTTATACTTGAATCAAATGTCAAGATATGTTATTATTTTATCTCTTTAAGTGTATCTTTAATAATATTTATAGTAATTGGACTAAGAACCACTTCATAGTGATTTGATTTTATCTCAATCAAATCCATATCATCTCTATATGTCATACTTTTAATACTAACCACTCCGTCATTTGGTTGATTTACCCATGGACTTACACCCTGAGTAGTTACTATGTTTGTCCATGGATGCTGTATTGTAATATTCAGAGATGTCTTGATAGGGACACTATTAGTTCCTATATCGCGTAATAGTTTATTGAATGGCAGCATATGTTTGACATAATCTGCTATTTCTGCTCCATTGTACGGCGTACTTAATGTCACAGCACCTAATACATTATTAGAAAACCAGTCACTTAGATGAACGGCATATATACCACCAAGACTATGACATATAAAAAATATATCTTTATGATCTTTCAATTGAGATTTCATTGACTCTAAATTATGTTCAAATCCATCTTTACTATCATACTCTATTACTAGCTCGTGATCATGCTTTAACTGCTGTCTAATGTAATTGAAACTATTTCCGGTGGCATTAGCACCATGTATATAAACAAGAATCATAACTGATTGATAACTTGTCTCATTAGCATATCTGATCGAATAAAATCTTTGGCTGTTTCGATATCATCATCTAAATCTTCGACGGTAAATATTTCTCTTGCGTCGTTTTCCGTCACTGCAATGAGTTTTATACTTTCAATCTGATTGTCGAAATGAATATTTTTAGGTAATTCATTATGCAATCCATCCACATCAATCCACGTTTTATTTTCAAACGAAACTACTACGCATAAGTGTGCGTATTCTAACTCAGTTTCTTCTGTAAAATCATCGTAGTACTCTCCTACCCATGCACCAAGTGGTAGTTTAGTTAATTGATGCAATGCTATTGCAAAAGCATCACAAAGACCAACCCGATATTGTGGTCGTGAATCAATTGATTCCACAATATCGATTAAATTACGAAATTCATTAGTATCATTCATTCTATTTTCCTGAAATATGTTCAATACAATTTTTTAGGCAATTCTTGACTACGCAAGTATTTCTTCCAACGACTCTTTGCTTTCGCTGCTTTTACTTTTCTAGTAGTAGTTGGTTTTTCGTAAGTTTGACGAGCGCGTATTTCTTCTAGTAATCCACTATCAGCTACTTTATTTTTAAACTTTCTAAGCGTTTGCTCAAAATTATCTTTATGATTTATTACCTTCATTTACATCCTCTGTTAATATTCTTGGTTTGTCAACTAATTCTCTAGTGATATTTATCTTAGTTATATTGTTCTTTTGGTAACTTTGAGCATCGTACATATGTGGTAGTAATACTCGTTCAATCTCACTATGTAATCCACGAGCGCCTGTCTTTAATTTCAAACAATTTTCTGCTATCTGATCTATTGCGTCTGAACCAAAAGTCAATTCTATATTATCTAGTCCAAGAAGATATACATACTGTTGAATGTAATTATTTTTTACGCTAGTAAGAATACTAATTAGTTGTTCTTTATTAAGTTCAGTAATGCTGACTAGACTAGGAAAGCGACCAGTAAATTCTGGTATCATTCCGAATTTAGTCAGATCATCTGGCATTAGTTTTTCTAAGTAATTTTGATCTTGAGATTTATCTGAAAGATTGGCAGAAAAACCAATACTGTTACCATCAATACGATTAGCAACTATATCTTTAAGACCAACAAAAGCTCCGCCAGAAATAAAGAGAATGTTAGTAGTATCTACTTCTAGCATTTCTTGGCTAGGATTTTTTCTTCTGCCACGTTGTGGAATTCTACAAACAGTTCCTTCTACTAATTTAAGTAGAGCTTGTTGAACGCCTTCACCGCTTACATCACGAGTGATAGATGCGCCCTCTGATTTTCTAGAAATTTTATCAATTTCATCAATGAATACGATGCCTCGTTGCGCTCTTTCAATGTCGCCTCCAGCCGCTGCTACTAGTCTACCGATCATTGATTCGACATCATCGCCAACGTATCCAGCCTCAGTTAATGAGGTGGCATCTGCGATTACAAATGGTACGTCTAGATATTTTGCTACAGTTTTAGCAAGCAGAGTTTTTCCAGACCCAGTTGGGCCAACTATTAGTACGTTGCTTTTTTGTATTATGGTGTCGCTTTTATTATTGATTCTTTTGTAATGATTAGAAACGGCGACACTTATGATTTTCTTTGCGTGATCTTGTCCGACTATGTACTCATCCAAGAATCGTTTAATATCATCTGGATATAATGATGAATGTGATGATTCAGAAATTTTATCGATTTCGTCATCAGTGATGAGCAATTCGGTACAATATGTTATACAACCGTCACAGATTGCCGAACTTTCGCCTACAATTAATTTTTTAACGGCATTTTTGTGTTTAGTGCAGAATGAGCAGTGTAATATTTGAGTCATCTATTACTTATCTTTTTGTAACCAATATAAACAAAATCGATGACTAGTGAGATTCTAGTCATCGACTCTGTAACTATCACTTATTCAGTGACAGCGTTCAAAACATCTTCTACTGATGCTTTTCGTTTACTACGAGTCTTGATAGAATCCAGTGACAATTCGACTTTTTTAGTTTTTGTCGATTTAACCACTTTTTCTTTCTTTACTTTTGAGACACGAGGTTCCTTGGGAGTACGAGTATCAATTTGTTCTTGAATCAATGCTTGATCTTCAGACGATTGAAACTCAGGTGCTGCCAATGCAAACTGAAGTGCCTCTAGTCGCAACATTGGAGTAGGAAGATTGATAAAGTCCGTACGAACTTCGGTCAATTTCTCGCCCTTGCTTTTGACATAAGACTTTGACTGTGACGATTTAATGCGACGAGTGAGATCCACACCACATCGAACCTTAACAACTTCTAAGTTATTAGATCCAACGTGTTTAGTGATTCCGACACAAGTCCAAAGAGTATCACGCTTAGCCATTTTGTATTTCCTTAAAGATTAAAACATCTGGAGAATATATAAGAAACAATTGTGAACCCAGATGATACTCACAATGTTTCATTGAAATTATAGTATACTTAATAATGGATTTAAAGTCAAGAGTTTTTTGAACTGGACTTATCCATTTTTGATGCTTCTACGGCAATAAGATTAATTTCTTCCACTGTAAGTGGTCGACGAGATTCTAAATTGTCCATAATAACCATTTCATAATCTGGCGGATCAAAACCCCATTCTGGATTTTGTTCGATTAATTCCATATACCATGCTTTGACTTTGCCCATTTAAGCAAACTCTTGATTATCATCGAATACGCGATCAATGTATTTGTGTTCAAGACTGACTCGCTCACGCAATGCGCCATAAACCATAATTGGCGTATCCAGTACAACTCCGTGAGTGACTTCGCCGCCGTATGTTACACGACTGTAATCGACTTTCCCAGTAACTGGGAATTCGCCCATATAAACGCCTTCAACTTTCATGCCTTCTAAATTCCAATTCATTTTAAATCTCCGCTGTAGGTTTCCGAGACATCAATAAGTTCCATGTCGGTAACGACAATGGTCGGATGAGTAATATTATAGTCTAATTCTTGAATAAAGTCACTGATATCAGCATCTTTGTCGATTTCAACCACTATTGTAAGTACAATACGCTTATTCATCATTGTCTCCGAGTAAATAAGAAACGTCACGATCTTCTAATTCTACCATTAGTTCCTCATCAGAAAGATCGTCAATTCCGCGATAACCGTCAATAAGTATATTGTCTAAACACAATACGCCTTGATTGAAATCTTCTACCAATAATTCAACTAATACGCTAATTGCTTTTTCACGATCAAACATTTTAATCCTTATTTAAGACATATTCAAACAATACCCACTTGGCACGATTCAGCAATTGACGCTGATCTTCAATCGTGTTGAAGTCTGGCTGTTCGTAAGCCATCATTTCTTGAGCATCGCTCATCATACTGGCAGCGATCATAGCGAATTCGCCATAACGAAAAGAAGAGCTAGACTCGACTGCTTGACGCATGCCCTGCTCAGTGATGCCGAACATACTAACTTCACGTTTCTCTTGCTCAGTCAGAGCTTGATAGGTTGCTGTAGTCATTAACTACTCCTTACTTAACAAAAGGGTTGCTAGTGAAGCGAATACCATTGCCATCGTACAGCCCAGTCATGTCTAACTTAGCGTAAGAGTCTTGAATCTCTTGACAGTATTGAAGAAACTCAATGTCAGTGATCAACCCTACTTTGTGTTGACGAAAGAGTTCCATGAGTTCTACGTTCAACGCTTTGATATGAGTGGGCTTGCGTGCTTTAGTCATGTACTGTTCCTTTTTCTCTAGTGTAAGTGTACATTGTACAGTAAAATGGATTTATTGTCAAAATAACAGTGTTGTATTTTTACAACAGTTTAATGTAAGCAATAGGCACAGAATCTTGTGTTCCAGACGGCAAACGTACTAAGAAATCCTTCAAAATAGTACGACCAATTACACGAACCACACGATTAGACCGAGTATCAATAGCAAGCATTTTCTGTCCTTTTCTCTAGTGTTTCTCTAGTGTATGTGTAATTATATCACTAGTTGGACTTGTAGTCAATGAGTATTTTTAAAGTGTTGTAACGGTACAACAACTCTTTTGATGACATTTCTTCTTCTTTTACGACACAATCGTGTTGAGAAAATGTAAAGTAATTCTTAAAATTGATCTGACACTGCACACAACGAATTTTGCTCATAGTTTGTCCGTTTTTCAGTTCGTATAATATGATTGTTACAATCATATGACATATTTAGTGCAAATATATTACATCATGACTAATCTAGTAAGAGCGACTAGATCGATGGTACTCAATAACATATAGTTGGCTAACATTCCAAATGATCGCCTAGTATAAGATGCCCATGTAAATATCATACACTGAGCTATGAACATTGGATATAATATAAGAAATGGAGGTGTAGGTACAGTGATCATCATAATGACTGAACATGTGACACTCAAAAACCAAGCCAAGATTTCTAAAATACAACGAACTTTGTTGCTTTTAAAATCTTGGCTAATCCATTCAATAATATTGAATAGAATTTCTTTCATGTATTACTTCTTGACTGTTGCGTTTACAAAAGCATACATTTTTTCTGCTGTTTCAAGAACTTTGTCAAGTCCTGGAAATTCTGGCATACCAACAGTAGTAACCAATTTGCCGGTTTTTTCATCTTTGGCAGTAGACATTTCCCATCCTAGAAACTTAGCGTGAAATTCTTCACTAAGCATACTCTTAGCCATATCTAAGATTTCTGTACGAATCTCATAGCCGTTCTTGTTGAACTTAACTTCTGGTAGTTTTGGTGTTTCAAATGACATAATAATCTCCTGTGTGTGTCAAAACAGTATCTCTACTGTAGTACTATTATACTTTATAATTTATTAGATTACAAGTAATTTGGTTAAGCTGGTTTCTTGTCTGACATCATTACTGCTTTAGCTGCTTCGAAGTTACCTGATCTAGCAAGTATTCCTGCCGCTCTAGCTTGTCCGATATGCTCAAAAAATGAGTAGATAGATACTGCTATTTTTTTAATTAATGATTTCATTATGCTAATCCTCTATCAGAATTTTGTTCAAATTGTTTTGCCCAATGCTCTATATCTGATATAGATTTAACATTTTTTGATTCTAGATATCTTTCTAGTCTAGTGTGATAATCTTGCTTTGGAAACATTTCCGCAAGTCTTTGTAACATCGTGTACATTTTCATAATTTTCTCCTGTGTGTGTTTAAGAAATTGTAATTCTTAAATTATGATTGAAAAATTGTGTTCTTCAATCTTACTTATGCTGTATAGCAACATAATATAAATATATATTATCTACCACGCCCTGCTTTACGCATTACTTTTGCTGCTTTTGGAACTGAAGACATTTTTACTACTTTGCCAACTTGTTCTGCTTTGTCTTGAACTCCAGAAATATTAAACTTTTGTTCTCTGATATTCTTTGCTTCCATTGCTGCTCTAATAAATGGATTTGGATTACGCTTTGGTTCGGTCATTATTGATCTCCTTTTTTCTACTTACTAACTTTGATAAGTAATCATTTACGCTACCCTCTAATGCTATTATCATTGCTATTCTACTATCATAAATTCGAATATATCTTTTTTTGTTTTCATAATACATGAAATGAGGACAAGTAAGTTCTCGATTTATCATTATAGTCATGAATAAAAGACCAATCTTAGGGTCAGGGATAATTTCAAAATCGTAACTTTCTAACCTGGCAAGCTGAAACATCTTATCGCCATGCTCAGTTAGCCCTAGTCCACCAGTCAATCCCAATCCTTCTGTTCGTCTAATATTAGTCCACCATGTTTTCATAGCACTATCTAACATTTCTATTTCATCTGTAGGTAATAACAATAATACTGCGTTAATTATTGTTTTTTTATCAGTGACGAACGTTATCATGATATCTCATTAATCTGGATAAACTTTTTGACCCTGATTCAAGAATACTACACTAAACTTATCAGTTTTAAATTGACTATTCAATTTACGACATAGATTTCTGGCATGTCCTGGATTTGAAAAACTAGTCTTTTTGTATTTAGGAACCGAATTACTATCCAAGTAGTGTTGATTCTTAAGATTGATTGGTTGATCTAAATAAAATACAGCCCAGATACCATTAGCCTCGACCACTTGATCAATCTTGTAAGTTTGTTTGTCTACTATTTCTAATAGTATTTTTGGTTGTGTTCTAGACATTAAAACTTACCGCCACCAAGTTCAATTTGAATTGTCTCTTGTGGAGCAGTTTGATATGCTTCTAATTTATCAGCCAATAATTTGACAATTTCATCACGTAATTGTCTAGCCTCTTGTGCCGGCAAGACAAGATTTTTACCTGGACTTTGATCCATACTACTTACACGATCTATAAAACGTTTAATGTTTACCATATTACTATTTAGTTAGCGAAGCTTCTATCTCAGAATTAAATGGCCCACTATTTTCATATCGTTGAACGAAAATATACTTAGGACAAAAAATAGTTTCCCATGTTCCATTCATATTGATACGAAAATATCCAGCACAGTGATAGCAAAGACTTTTTGGAGTTTTTGTATAAACGTGTAATTTACGTTTTATATCATAGAAATTGTTATAGGTTTTACCCTCAGTTGGCCAACGAGCATATGGAAGTTCTTCTGTTTTTGCTATTTTTTTAGGAATATCAAATTCAACTTTAAAAATCTGCTCAATTGATTTTGTGTCAGCATAGTGTCTAGTGTCACCACCGATTTTGACACAATATCCAGTTTGATCTGCCTCAACGTTACCAATTTTACGATTACCGTCTGTGATAACCCAAAGCTGATTCTTTACAATTGTTTTTGCTATTAGATTCATGATTTGTCCTCTGGTTTATAATTTTCAATCATTGATTTTATTGCTCGTTCAATAAGTTCGTTGAATGTAATATCCAATTTATGAGCCATTTTCATGTATGTTAATAGCTCTTCATCTGTGAATTCTAATTCAATTTCTTCTTTGTCACTCATTCGTTTTTTCCTTAAGTGGGCCATCATAAGTGGCATTCATCCACCGAGCATACTGTTCGACCTGTTCACTGATTTTAGTCAGTTCGTATTTTGCTACGAATTTCATCAAATTCATTCCAACTCCAGTCTTAGGAACTACTCTGATTTGATCCTGAATACATTGATCGACCGCATCTTTAATTTCTTGTGGTTGAGCAGTAAGATCACATAATGTGACGTTACGTTGATAGTCATCTGTTACACGATGCTCAACGCCATTATGATCAACCCAACGCTGTAGCATCATGTTATTCCAGTTGAATCCTTTACGTTCACGATCAGCATAGGCATCGATTAGACCAATTGACTTCTTTGTACCCTTAGTTCTAACACCCGGATAAGCAGAAAATACATTGTCACTAGTATCACCACGCATACACTTTTCAAAAAGTAAATACTGTGGTTCTTCTAGTTTCTTATGCTCTTTGGTTTTCTTATCTTTAACTTCTTTACCCTTGTCATCATAGAATCCTTCAAGCGTGATCAAATGACCAGCCATTGAATTATATTGTTTAACATTAGATGCAATCAGTTGAGCAAAGTCACCATCACTGCTAATAATGAAATGCTCATCATCTGGATGAGTTTGAACAAAGCGTGCAATAATGTCATCTGCCTCGGCAGTAGGGCATCGTAATACTGATACATTTGTTTTTTCGTCAAGAAATTTGGTAAATGTGTCATAAGTATCCCAGAACATTTGATCTTGCTCAACTTCTTTTTCAGTCAGAGCTGCACGCTTAACGGCACGATTTGCTTTGTACGGAGTATAAAAGTCTTTACGCCATGAACGACCCTCTAGTGCAAAGATAACGTGACATGGTTCAGTTCCTACAAAACGTCTGACTATACTTTGAACACCAGAAAGTGTAAGATGTAAAGCCATGCCGATCTTTTCCCAATCATCGCTGCCACGACTAGCAAAGTGACGTGATTTAAAGAACAAATTAGCAGTATCGATCAAAATATATTTCATTGTGGCTCTTATTTATCTATAATATATGTATATTATAGAATAAAAAAGCATTATTGTCAATGAATTTGGATAGATTAGCTTATTTCAGTTCGGCCATTTCCAATATCTTTAGAACGAATATGACGAAGTTCTTCTTTGAGCATATCCACTTCTCTATTTTCTGGATCCGCCTGATCTTGTTCGTACATTTCCAATACGATATTACGGCAAATTTCTTTAAACCATCTATCGACTATAACATCCTCGGATTCACCCGGTTTCATTTGATATCCAGCACGAGCCAAATTGGCTGCAAACTTAGAATTCCAATCTAACTCAAATGATCCGGCATTGATATTATTTGGGTCTATATCTATTTTTAAAATAGATATATATGGTTCGCCCATTTCAGTTGCTAATTCTTTTTCTGTTTTTACTGGAACAGTAATTTCTTTAGGTTTTCTGGGTTTTCTAGGTTTCTTTTCCTTTGGAGATTCTACTACTACATCTGGGACTATTTCTGGAATAGAAACTGATTTTTGAAAGAGACTTTTAAGTTTATTTAACATAGTTATATTTATAGATTAACATTGTGTTTGCTTAATTTCCCCATCGTAGAATAAAGATAATCATTGATTGCTCGTCTACGAAATCTAAAAAAGGATAATTATCTTTATTTCTCAGATCACGATTTTTAATGACAACTCCTTGTTCACTCATCCAATCTTTATACTTAGAATAAAGAAAGTCATGATCATCATAACAATTAGTATGACTACTAAGATACCAATTAGTAGCATTATCTAAGAATGGACTAATAGGTAAATTAAAATCAGACGTTTTTAGTTCGTTCATATAATTCAAATGAGGCAAGATTTTTTCCTTTTGATTCACACATGATATCAAAGTTGTCATTGAACGATAACGCCCAATCACTTACCGCGGTATTCCAATAGAAGTCCGAATGAGCACGTAATTTCTGCTTGTTGCTACCATTCTTGATTAAGAGATCACGATCAGGCAATGTTTTTTTACAATGATCCGCTAGAACATCTTCGCGGCTGACTGAGTAGTGCATAGTAGGACGTATGCCCCTCCAGCTATCTATAACTCGTTTAACACTGTCACTATTTGTATCAATGTATTCACCTGTTTTTATCCAGTTGTGATGTATATCTAATACAGTGGGGACAACATCGCTAAGACTGAGACAATCATCTAAACCCCAAGCGCACTCCTCATTCTCTAACGTGATACAGTTACGAGCTTCTGATGACAATCTGCCCAATACTTCACGGATACCTTGCGGGCCGCGTTTGCCGGAAATGTGAACGTTGATTTTGAAGTCTTGAAAACTTTTTCCGTAGCCCATCCATCTAGCCATGTCTGCATGATATTCAAATTCCTTTATTGAGTTTTCTACAATGTTGTCGTTAGCACTAGCCAGAACAGTAAACTGACCTGGATGAAAACTAAGCCTAACCCCACGAGCGATAGCACTATCTCCAATCGATCTAAAGTGCTTTTCGCAGTACGTAATAACGTCACTCCTAGCCCAGAAATAACTCCAATCGCAATGAGTATAAACGGGCAAGATATCGCTACTAAGACGTACCATACGTAATCGTTCATTTAGTGTTCCTACCTTTTCTACTAGTTTGCGTGTTGCCTCGATGTTACCTACCATTAAGTCCCACAGACGTTGTTCAGCAACGTCACGAGTTTGACGTGAAAGCCAAGCTACTGTTGTAGTACCTGTCGTGTATTGACGAGCATTGTCTTTTGGTTTGATACCGTCAGTTTGATCTGGAGTATCAATCCATTTACATGCAAACCCGATTCGTTTGTTCATAATAAGTATTTGTGTACCAGTTGTTCAGCGACAAGATAATATCCCCAGAATGGAAACACTAACGCGAAGAACGTTGACCAGAAACCTTTGGCAATAACGATACCGCAAAGCCAAAGAATGATAAACATAAAATAGACTAATGATTTCATGACTGATATCGTTCAGCAATTTGAGCAAAACGTTTGCCGTCTTCTGCCCATTGATTTTTAAAGTTTTTCTGAGCGATGAATTTGCTATACTGTTGATATGCATAATTACGCATATTGTATAAGCATGATTCATCAAATTTATATCCATACTCTACACAGAAGTCCTTGAACTTATTCAAATCATCAAAGATTTGTTTAACACGAGGATTGGATTGAATTTGTACTTTTGCCATGATAATTTCCTACTATAGCGGTTTGCTAGTATAAGTGGTACTAAGTACCGGTTGATTTAAATTCACAATATCAATTTGAATATCGTGAGTGGTATAATATTCAGCGATCTTATCATAAAGAGTATCACTGATCATTATTAGTGTAGACAAGTCATATTGTAACACAGTAATTGATATATCGTCAAGTAATGTGGACAACTCTAACTCGTCAGTATTTTTTAATATATGATTGTACTTAATCTGAACGGCAAAATTAAATGTATAATCATGCCAAATCAACGATGTTAGCCAGTACATTCTATTTGCTCCAAAAATAATTCTACGTCTATTTTCAGCTAGTGCTATTTCTCGTTGATCTGACATGTTATTTCACCAATGCCGCAATTATATCTACTTGTTCTTGTGCTGTTTTCAAATTATCAAGAGCAGTCAAAACCACTGGATATTCTTTTGCCATTTGCAAAAGTCTATCTTCTTGTTTCATTTTCTTTTCAGCCCAACGTATGGCATTTTCAAATTCAGTAGTCAATCCTATACTTAGTGAAGTATATGGTAGATGCTGCCATACTCCATTTCTGAAAATATGATGTGATCCATTAACATATTTAATATCTCCGTTGTAGCATAATCTACCAGTGCCATCTGGATACGGAGTTATAGATTCGTTAATGTGTGGCATTGACTGCTGATCTGCGCCCATAATAACGATTCCGTTACCACTAGTGGTCAGATAATTATTAATCATACTTAAGGTTGTTGTGCTGGAAATAAATATTCATAATCAGCAATGCCACTATCAACAGTGATTTTCATTGCGCCCTGATCAGAGATATAAATCTTTTTATCTCCAACACATTGCATAACACTGATAAACTGTTTTGTAGGCCATGCCCATGATCTAGATAATGTTCCAACTACATCACTCTCAAATACAAAGTTAGCACTATGACTGCTAACGTCACCAAAGTAAATCTTGAGATTAGTTCCATCCATTTTTGTAACGAATGTAGTTGATTCACTATTAGCACCAGATTGCTTTTGTAATCTTTGAATATTGGCAATTTTAGGTTCAAAATTAATATTCCAAGTTGCGCCAGCAAACTTAACATCTGGCAATTTAGTTTCAATGATAGATTGCATCATTAATCTATAATCGTTTACAAAGTCTCCACTCTGAGTTTCAAAGTGAATAGCAGTTGGAGCATCTGGATATTCTAGATTATCACTAATCATAGTAAGAGTTGCGTTCTCATCATACTCATCAAAACCAAGAATGGTTTTAAGTTTAGCCAAATTTGGCATTCCAAATGTGCCAACGAATTCTAACATTGGAACTTTAAATTTTCCACTTACAATCACTGATCTATCTTCTGCCAAAGCTGCAATTACAGTTTGTTTATCAGTTCCAACGACTTTGATTAGATCAATAAATCCCAATTGAGAAGTATGACTAATCATGTCATTTAAATTATCTTTCATGTTTTTCCTTTATATAAGTTATAATACTATAATGATTGAGTTAAGTCAATACTATTGGACACATTAACCGAATGAGAATAGCGAAGAGAATGTGCTATTAATATTGCTATCTGCTTCTACGTCCCAGTTAAGAACTCCAATCAAATTCTCAATCTTATCGTTAACCAAAGACTGCATCATTGCCTCTTCATCAAATGGCAAATCTTTAAACCAAGTTGGCAATCTTAGCTGATCTACTGGATAAGCAACTGAAGTCATCTGAAGTGGATTATCTTTAAGTTGACAAACTACAATCTTCATTCCATCCACAATTTTTTGTGAATATTTGTCTCCATTCATATCACGTAAGAAATTCCAATTGATAGAAGCATTAACGTGACCGGGTGGGCTTACTTTCTTAGTCATTCTTCTAGTGGTAGATTGTGCTTCTCTTTTTAGTAATTCAGCGTAGTGAGTTATTTTCTTGACGCCCATTGGTCTACCTTTAGTCCATGGATCATTTTTAGATAACAGATGTTTAAACTCTCTAATCTCTTTAATGATAACATCACGATTGGTTCCTTCTAGTACAAAATCAAGAATCTTAGACAAGAATTGCTGAACATACTTAGGTGTATCTGCTCGTTTCAAATCAAGACCCATGGCTTTAATCTTACCACGCTTACCATTAACATCAAGACGTTTGCCTTCTTTGTCGTAGATATTCACAGCGTAACGTTTCTTGGTCATAAAGATGCCACGATCAGCAACTAGTTCTCTGCTACACTCAATAATCTTACCATTTTTACGAGGCACATGAAATGATGATTCCATAAACTGAGGAAATGATGCATTGACCTGTTCACTAAGACCATTATACACTTCAATTGCCATGTCTTTATTCCAACGTTCTTTCATTTCTGGATCTTTAGACAAAATTGGCCAAGCAGAAAAATAACAAGAGTCAGTGTCACCATAAATGATAGCTTCACCATTATGATCGTATACTCCAGTGATTGCTTCGTTTAAGAAAGCACTCATATGCTTAACAATACAACGACCGCCCAGTGTAGTACTTTGACCCAATCTGATGTCATAGAATCTACTATGTTCATTCAGTAATGCACCATATGCAGAGTTTAGTAAAATCTTTCTAACTAACTGACGTTTATCAAGAAACTCACGCTCTTCGACAGTGGTTGCCAAGTTCATTTGTTTTTGTATTTCAATACGTTCATTGAACCATTCAGTTAACAGACCAGGAATAATACCCTCTTTTTCATAAGTAAAGATAGTACCATTAGCTGATAGCATCCATGGTTGATTTGAATCAAATATCATTTTCCAAATTTCTGCTGCGCTGGCCTCTTCAGAATCACCACGTTCCCAATCAACAGTTAGCATAGTGCCACGCTCTTGATTCATTACTGCAGTATATTCAAGTGTACCAAATAATCCGTCCCATGCTTCTGCAAACTTCATACCTTTGATTTTCTTTCCTTTGGCTGATATAGAATCTGCCATACGATCAGAAATGTACTTATCGGTCATGTGCGGTCTAATTTGACCGATGATGGTTTCTGGCGCCATGTTAAGAGCACGGATGTTTGACGGGTAAAGTGATTTAAGGTCGACTGCCCCGATAGATTCATGGATTCCTTTCTTAGGCACAGCAACGTAGGCACCTGCTGCTTTTTCGTCATCGTCGTCGTCATTTTGTATTTGTCTCGTTTTTGATGGAACTATAAAACCACGAGCGTGAGCTTTATTGATAATTGATTGATCAATCATAGCCACACTGCCCATGGCAGTTGGTAACAATACTCCGTTTTGATGAGCAATATCGTTAGCTAGATATAAAAACTCTAATTTGTCATGAATCTTGAACAATAACATAGTATCTTGACGATTGTATTCTAAAAACTTACGCCAATCTTTATTGTATAATTGATCAAGAGATCCTTCGTATTGAGTTTTGTTTTCTCCAACTTCCATTTCTCCAATACTATCTAACTTATAACTGTGTCGTGATTCATAGTTATATTTCTTATACAGTTCTAGATAGTCCATATGAATTCTGCCGCTTAGATCATACGTTTCTTGTTCTTGATCGAACATGATATAGGTTCTAGGTTTTGGCAATTGATTCCATAAACAGAATCTGCGAGTATCATCTTTAGACATTACTCTAGTTACTCTATTAACCATATACGGAATATCATAGCCTGCTGAGTTCCAACCAGTTAGTACGTCTGCATCTTCAATCAACTCAAAAAACATATTGAACATATCAGTTTCATTTTTAAAAACAAATGTGTTTTCAAATGAGTTGGATATCTCTGTTACAGTTTCTGGATCCATATGTCTAGGAGGAATACAAAGAGTAACTAATTGATCAGCCCAATCTAGATATAGCGATATAGCGGTAACTGGATTAAATGGATCAGTAGTTGGCGCAAAACCTTTTTGTGGATCAAAGTCAGTTTCAATGTCAAAAAAGCATGTATGAAGCTTAGGACTTTCTTTTCCAAGATAATTATCTGATAGCATACGAAAAACTGGATTAATATCGCTTTCAAATATTTTCTTTCCAGAATGCATTCTAAGTTCTTTTTGAAACTCAGTTCGCTTTCTACAAGAAAATTTGCTTAGAGAATCTTCGTATACAGAACGATATTTTCCTTTTGAATCTTCGTAATACAATACGTAGTTTGTTGGATACTCTTTGTAAATACGTTTACCGTCAACTCGTTCTACAACGTGAATAACGTCTTTATCACGATCATGCAGACAATCAACATAACTCATTAAAGAGTTTTTCCTACTGTAGTAAGAATGTTTTCTAGCAATTCGTGATCGCGTTGAGTTTGGCCAAATTCCATTTTATGAGCAACCTTAATTGCTTTTTTAAGAACAGTGGCTTTGATATTCATTTCTTCTGCCATTGCCTTAATGGTATCCGATAAACCACTATTGAGTGTTTCAACTTCGTTCATGACTTGCATGCCCTCGTTGATTAGTTGATTTAGTTTTAATTTTTGATCACTCGTAAACATCGTTTGATCATGATCTTGTGTGTCTGACATTGTTACTCCTTTTGAGATAGTACTTATTATACAGGAGTTGTGCTAAATGTCAATGTATTTCGGTAATATTACTGATTCATGATCCAAGTATCAGGAATCTCTTTGTACTTTTTGGTCCACATATCATGAAGTTTTTGACCACTAATACTATGAGCTTTGGAAATGCTAGTCATCATGCCATCAATGATGTCATACACTTCATTTTTATCGTCTTTAACAGATTGGATCTTTTTCTTCTGAGCTAATAATGCAGCTTTTAATTGTGGAACAGCTTGATCATCTTTACTATGATCCATATTCTCACTTAGTAAATCACTGATCTTCACTCACGTTCCTTTTTTAGAATAGCTGCTATCATCCAACGTCTTTTACTGTACAAATCTTGCAAATCGGCCATAAAGTTAGCAATTCCCTGTTCTCTATTTTCGGTTGCTTCGTCGAATATGTCTTTAACCATTTCAATCATTTTTTCTGTATCTTGAAGTAACTCAGCAAACATAAGTTCTGCTCGTGGAATCTTTAGTTGATCTTGAACGACATTCAACTCCATCATTCGTGTCATGCTTCCTGGCGCAAACGCTCCAAGACTACGAATGTACTCAGCTATTGTATCAGCAGAACCATAAATTTCATCATAATATTTGTTTAGAAATTTGTGATATTGTGGGAAATCACTTCCTTCTACGTTCCAGTGAAAACCGTGAGTCTTAAAATAAAGACCATATGTGCTACCTAATAGTATTTTTAAATTATCTGCTAACATTATTTTTTACCTTTGTTATTTACTGTTTTATTTTTTATTGCCCACGCAGTTGCAAATGCTTTTTCTGGATGTCCTGGATATTCTTTTTTCAGTTTTCTAACCAATTTTTCTTTTCCTGGAGGAGCAACTTCCTTTAAGTCTTTTTGACTATCTTCAATTTTGTCTTGTGCTTGTCTAACCATTGGGTTAGAATTGTCGCTCATGTCATAATTAAAAAACTTTCTACCTTGACCTTGAACAAATACATAACCTTTCAGACTATTTCCTTTAGATTCATCCAATTCACAATGGCCCACTTCTTTTACAAAAAAATAGTCACCAGAAGGATAATCACCAACTGGAATTAAATCATCATTGTGATGCTTGCCAACTGGAGTTGCTTGTTGATAGATACTAAACTGATACTTAGTATAGACTTTGTGTTTACCGTTTTTGTCGCGCCCGCCTACTCCTCCGACACTGTCTAAGTCTAGAAAAAATTCACCATCATCGTCATCGTCACGCCCTCGTCTTGAAGAGGTAGTGGGTGGTGCGGGTGGTGCTGTAGGAGGGCTGTCGTCAGTATCAGATGAGTTAACATAACCCGGATAACCTTTGCTTGGAGCGAACTCATCTAACTCTATGCTTTCATCAGTGCTTCCAAAACTTTGATTTGGTTTTGGAGCACCTTTTTGAGTTCCCTTATAGTAGCCACCAAATTTTGATCCTTCTGGTTTACGAGTAGCAGCTTTCATACTACTCTCGCCCATTTGTCCAGTTTTTTGTTTTGGTACTACTAGTCTAACTGTAGAACCAGGAACTTTTTTTGATGCTTCTTCTGCTTCGTGCTTAGTATGATATAATAGTGTAGGCTGATTACTGCCCTTAGCACAAACTGTATACTTACTATCTAATGATACTGTATCTTCAAATGCAGTCATGTTAAGTGTATTGTCTAATGACTCTTCATCTGTAATTTGATTACTCTCTTCAAACCATTCTTTTTGTTTGGATTTCTTTTGAACTTCACGATCAATTGGTTTTTGTTGTGTAGATTTATTTCCGAAATAATCTCTTGCTATAGGAGTAGTTCGTGATTTTACCAACTCACTTGATTTTCGTTTTTCTTTTGAAATAATATCATCATTGATGATTTCAGACATTTTCATATTATTATTTATTCTTTTTCAGTGATGATATTTCTTTCATAGCAGCTTTATTTATTGCACGAATATCAGAAGATGTTTTTGTAACTTTTGTATTTGATCCTTCTGCTACGCTTTTGTCATTTCTCAAAGATTTTCTAATACTTGATACAGTATTATCAATTTGTTTACCTGTTGCCTTCATAACATTCATGGTTCTGTCATTAGCCTTACGATATTTACCCTGTCTGATTAATTCATCCGAAGATTTCTTAGCCTTCTCTTTGTATCTATCTAATATAGCAGAAGATAATTCTTGAATAGGTTTGATTTTTGCCGACATTCCTTCAGTCTTAGCTGTTGATTTAGTAGAAGTCTTAACATTGATAGCCTTTCCACTGCGTTCTGGATTTGGATCTTCTCTGCGTTTTTTCGTGGCGGCACTGGCTCGTCCTTTTTTACCTATACTGTGTGCTTTGCTTTGTGGTAAGCACTTGGGCTTACCTTCACTTTTTGAACCTCTAGCGCAAGGGCCTTTTATGTTGCCCTTCGTATCCATACGCACCCATTTTTCTTTTCCGAACCAGTCATGTAGATTTTCATCTAGATCAATGGATTCTTTTTTTGTACTGTTACCCCAATTGGCAGCACCTTTTTTTCTACATTGAACCAATGCTCCTGACGCATAAGCACTAGGCCACACTTTGTATCTTGATTTTACTTTGTGATAACACGCATCTTGTTTTTCGTTTAATTGCCCTTCAGCAATCATTGATCCTCCACACCCAGGACACTCACCTTTACGAATATAAGTTTCTAGACTCTCATTTTTATTTTTTTTACAGTTAGGGTATTCTTTTCCAAACATAGTTTTCATACCTTCTTTGTGATAACCTTTCCAACAGGCTTCATCAAGAGCGTTGTGATTATGATCTCCGTGTGTTTTACACATACCACAATCTTCACAAGTCATTTCCATTTCTATTGATTCGTTGTGTTTCTTTTTTCCTGCACAATGTGCTTTTTGTGAAAATCCTTTAGGATGTGAGCAGTTGATTGAATTTTTGTATTTTTGACTCCAACCTTCTTCAATGTCTTCGTCATATTTGTTATACTTGGCTCTGATTTTATCTAAATCTTTACCTTCACGACCTGCTTTGGCTAATGCCTGCATTCCATCTTTACCATACTTTTCATTACCCTTAGCAGCACGACTCATTGTGCGTTTGCTTTCTTCTAGGTCTTCCGCTACATCTTGTCTCAACGCTCTTTCTATTTTATTTCCGTCAGCAAGAGTTATATATCTGTGTCCATCTATTTCAAAAGTTGGAAATGTTCCAATTGAAGATTTTCCCTTTCTTCCAACACGAACGGACGAACTCCCAGTTAAAATATTTGTTCCTGGATATTTAGATGATATTCTATCAACTTTGATTTTAGTATGATCTTCTACTGCTTCAGACATATCTTGTTGACCTGTAATGGCTTGTAATAACGCTCTAGCAACTACACGATCTTTTTCTTGTTCTTCGTCTGGTAATTGACTATAACCAATGTTCATCAATTTTTCTCGTTGTTGAAGTTTTGCTTCTAGTTTGCCAGCTGCTTTTAATTTTTTTGTGTCGTCAAATTTATCAGGATTTTGTACAAATGCTTTAGCAGTAACATTCCATCCTTTATGAATAGCGTCACTAATTGCTTCAATATCAGTGATACCCTTATCAATCATTTGTTTAGCATAAGCAGCAGATTTTAAATTTGCCTGCCAACCAAATGTATTTCCCGGTGTGCTACGACCATAGTGATAAGCATTGTCTAATGCTTCGTCACTGATAGTAGCTAACTGTTGAATCGTTAACTGTTGATCAGAGCCTTCCTTCACACTTTCATCATAATGTCCACGTTGTGAGCTGCCTTCTTCGTAACCATTCATCCAACGCTCGTACTCAGCGGTACCTTTTTTATATGGACACTCATAGTTGCTTTGAAGTCGATGAGCAGCAGACCAACCTTGTTCCCATGGATCATTACGATTTGGAGATTTAGGTTTGTTTGCTGTTTCTTTAACGCCCTTTTTATTCTTACGTTCTTCTTCTCTACGACCAGCCGCTGCTAATTTTTTACCTAATGCAGCTAACTGCTCTTTAGTCCATTTTTCGTCTTGATGTTTAGCCGCCATTTTTTTGATAATTCTTTGAATACCAGAGCTATCTAGTTCACTTTTATCATCTACTTCTGCTAATCTTAGTTGGCGCTGACCTTGACCATATTCAAGTTCATTAATATTTCTTGAAGATTTTTTAAATTCGTTTACCGGTGCTTTGTATCCTGGATCACCTGGAATTCGCACTGGCTCAGATTTAGGCTCTGTTGATGGAAGTTTGTATCCTTTAGGTAGATTTTGTAAAACTTCCTGTGGAGTTAATCCTGCCATGTTTAACGCAGTGCGAATAATCTGATAGGGATTTTGAAATTCTGCCACATTCTTGACATTTTGTATATATTGACTATGTTGTTCTTTAGGATAAGTTGCATGTTGTGCTAAAGCATCTGGATTATGATCATATTTTGGATCTTTTAATTGAGCCGTAGTATCCGAGTGTTGTTTTAAGAATCTTTGTCGTGCCTCGGGATTCACCAAACTTTTTACTATTGCTGCATTAGATGAAACCGACTGTGTTTGAGCTACGTTTGTACCTGTATTAGCAGGAACGGTTTGTGCTTGCGTTCCGCCTCCGCCTAATGCTGCTAACCCTATTGCTCCAGCCCCAATTGTTTTTTTACCAGCATTCTTAATGTCTTCCCAATCTTCTTCTAGATCATCTTCTGTCATATTGCTGTCACGACCAAATGGATCTTTTTTTAAAACGTCAAATGCATCAGTTGAGCTAATATTTTCAGGGCGTCCAGGTCCTTGTCCAGGATATTTATTGTCAGGGATTCTAGGAGAATGTAACTTTGGACTTCCTCTCATTGAGTGCCCGTACATATCTAGTTTTTCTTCCGGCTGATAATCTAGACCGTAATTTCCTTGTACTTGCTTACCAGTAGGAGTTTTAGTAGTTTTTAAAATTTTAACTGATTCATTGGTTTCTTTTTTAGTTTTTTTATCTTTTTGTGCTTTTCCAGCTAATACGCTATTTTGCCATAAACCAAATTCTTTTGCTTTTGGTGCTGTTGGAGCTTTTCTGCTTGCTTCATGACATTCACATGGATTACATTTACACTCAGGACAATGATCATCAGATTTTGAAGCTTGATTAGTATAGATACTAGGATTTACTCTTCGTTGAGTAGACATCATTGGCTGAGATACTTCAGCGACTGAACCACTAGAGGTTGCTCCAGCGGTAGTTTCCATCATGATATCCATAAATTTTTTAATGTCTGACATGTTTATACATCCTAATCAATAGAGTATTTATCTTAATCTATTTAAATAGATTAGGATACTTAATTGATATTTTCGTATATGTCTTTGTGAATTTTGCCGTAGTCTCTCATTAATCGACCGGCATAAGCATTGGCTTCATCTTCTATGTGCTGGCGTTGTTTATCATCCATATCATCGCTGGCAGTGCCTGCTCCAAATTGCTTAAAATGTATAATCTCATGACACAGTGTTCTCATAATGTCAGCTAAGTTTCTATTTTCAATGTGAACCCATATATCACCGTTACTAGTTGTGCTACCAAAAGTTCTAAGTTGTTTTACTTTATCTAAACTAGTGCCATACTTTACAGTTGGGCAATCTTTTGCGCCTATTTTCTTACACACCCATTTTACAAACTCATTGAGTTTGGGTATTTTAGTGGATGATTCATCGAATTCAAATAGTCTCATAGTTAAGTATTTATCGTTTGTATATAAATACAATATACAAAGGATAATCATGAAACACATTGTCTCTCTAATAATATTGCTATGGTCAATGTCATCGTTAGCTGGCACAATTGACAATCAGTGCCCTCAATTCACGGTCAACGGAACACCACAGTATCAAATTCATCAAGGTGATCAAGAAATTTGTCATATGAATTATGCGGTGATTCATCGTTGTGATGTCAAAGCGCCAATCGCCGTATTTGAACATTTAACAATAGCAGAAATTAGTGGGCCAGCCAAACGCAGAGATAACTTTCATCCAGATGCAATGGTTACGCCGCAATGTTCTGCTAGTCTATCTGATTATGCTATTGTGGGGAAAACTCATGATCGTGGTCATATGTCGCCAGCTGGAAACAATACTCAGAATGATCAAATAATGAGTGAGAGTTTTAATTTAAGCAATATGGTTCCTCAAGTAGCAAATAATAACAGAGGAATATGGAAACAATTAGAAACATTTGAGCGTCAGTGGGCGATGACAAATGGAACAGACTTTTACGTCATTTCCGGAGGGATTTTTGATCAAGGTCATCAAATAGTCGGTAATGGATTAGGAATTCCAACTAGACTATACAAAATAATTATAGAGAAGCATAGTCAAAAAGTACAAGCGTACTTAATGCCAAATGCTACTCTTCCGGTACAAGATTTACCTAAATATCAAGTTCCAATGTCCGTTATTGAGCAAGCAACTGGTATGAAATTTGGGCTAGGTCAATAATCTATTATTTAGAAAATTTGATCTTTTTTTGCCAGAATGGACTATTTCTAAGCCATTCATAGTATCGATGGAAACCTTCTTGTACTCCAATTTTTGGATTAAATCCAAAATCTTGACGAGCCTCATCTACGTTAAGTGATCCACGAACTGGGAAATCTAAGTCTCTTGGTCCAACATATATCTTACCAGTTGTTACCATATCGATTGTCATTTTTGCTGCATCTACTAGTTTGACACCATGACTTTTTGTAATGTTATAAGTTTTGTTTTTAGTTACTTCACTAAACGTTGCTGATACGATACCATCTGCTGCGTCATCTACATAGGTAAAATCCAACGTAGTATTAGCACCATGAACCATAATAGTATTGTTTCTCATAGCAGTTAGAATAAACTTACTGATAACTCTGTCTTCGATATCTAGTTCTCCATATACAGCACTGGGTCTGAGTATCGTATGAGTAAGCGATTCATGTTTACGACTATAATCACGAACTAACATCTCACCTGCTAATTTCATAATTCCGTACTGTCCTTGTGGAGTACAAATAGCATCTTCACGAACATCGTCTTCAAAGTCTCCGTATACCATGCTGCTGCTGATATATACAAATTTTGACACTTTGAATTTTGCCGATAATTCTAGCAAATTGATCAACCCTTCGCACATTACTTGAGCACCACGTCGTGGGTTTGCATTGACTACTTTTTGTCTAGGGAAAGATGCAAGATGAATTACAATTTCAGGAAGAAACATCTCAAATACATTTCCAGTAAATTTACTTTCAATATCAATCTTATGAATTTGAGTTTTATGACTGATCTTTTTAATACGCTCAGTCATGACATATTTAAGTTCATCTTCTGGAATAATACCATAGTCAGTTTGATTGTCGATGATTCTAACATCATGACCCTGTTCTTCTAGTCGTTGAACGACATTATGACCAATTAATCCACATCCACCGGTTACTAATACTCTCATTTTATCTCCATTTCAGTGCATGATACACTGCGTGTTCTTCGTACAATTTAACTACGACTCCCATCATATCTGAGTATGTATCAGGATTCACGTATTTGAATAATTTAATATCTCCAACTCTATGTTCCATGAGCCATGTTGATTCTTCTCCAAGTCTCCAATGTTGAAATTGTGAAGTCCATAATGGATTGGCTCCATGTACACCACCGTACGCGTCATACTCAAATTTATATACCAGTACTGGTATAATTTTCTTTACTTTATCTTCGACTATTTTGTATTCAATTGGATAACCACAGTCTGTATAAGTATAATCATTATCCACACTAGTTGACATTATAAATCCGATTAATAGTTTTCATTTATATTTCAATGCGAAATAAGTTTGATCTTGTTTGCGTAGTCTGACCATTATACGATATGTATACCCACCGTATATGGCATTTTCGTACCACAATATATACGGCTCGTCTACCGAATGTTCAAGTATCCATTGCCCAGAATCTGTCTTTAGCCAATCTTCTAATTGCCAATAGGCAGCTGCCGTTGGATTTGATTCTGTTATATTATCTATTACAAATTCATAAACTAGCATGTCAGACTCTTCAACTACTAGATCACCGACTCGCCTAAACGACGGAGGCTTACGCCGCTCTTCCTGACTGGGTGCCATAAATGCCATTATAAATCCGATATTAATGGAAATACTTTGGCAATTACTCTAGCACATTCAATTGCAATCTCGCGATGCTCAAGTTGAGTACTTTCATCAGCGCGAACTTCAATATAATGAATCCAGCTACGTAGTGGTCCATTAACATACAATCTACTCATCGTCAGTCCCTCAGGTAACACTGCACGTGCTTGTTCTTTGGCAATACCTTTTGAGATTGCCCAAGTATATAATTCTTGTGCTTGTTTTGTTAGATTTAGCTGACCTTGTTCCCATTGATAGGCAATGCGACGTTGATCATCATTAGTCATATCTAGAGCAACACTGTTTTGACGATTTTTTGTATCTTGAAGTCTAGCTTCGCGAACGACAAAGCTCAAGTCCTTTGTTGGATCAGCATATCGTTGTGAGAATTCTTGAAACGAAAATGATCTATGACGAAGTAATTGACGTCCGATATCTCTAGTAGTTTCTATTTCTAAACATACAGACACCATTTCCATTGGAGACCAGTGCTTATGTTTGATCAGATATTTAATCAACTTTTCACTAGTCTCAGTGTTCATTTGATTACTTGGATTTGACACTCGCGCACAAAAAGCAACCAAGTCTTGAGCGTCTTTTAAACCTTCTTCTAAGACTTCTTGACTTGGTTGCGAATAACTAATTAATTTAACTTTCATTGAATATTCTCTAAAACGATATTATGACATTATTACAATGTCTTGTCAAATTCTATTTGACCGATTTTAAGAGATCATCAATTTCTGGCTGTACAGTGTCGGCAATTCCCTGATAATCTAGAACAAACTCAATACCAACCATTTCTTCATCATATTCGTCTAATTTACGAACAACTGCCATTTCAATTTCTTCAGCTTCAAGACCCTGACTAAACAATTTTTTAATATTAATTGTTTTTTGTTTGCGACCATCTAGCTTAAGAATGAGTTTCTCGACGAATTTGATGGGTATTTTAGTCTTTTCTACTCCGTCAATTATATGTTCCCACTTTGCGAAAACTTCTGGAGACATTGTATTATCCTGTTACGGTTGCCTTACGAGGACGACCAGCTTTTCTAGGAGCTTGTTCTGCCAAAATCTGCGATACTGATAATGGCTCTGCCGCTTTCTTAGTAGTTTTATCTACTGTCTTTTTGACTTTGTCTTTAACTGGATTCAAACTACTATCCATTCCATAGGCTTCTTGAGTTAGTCTTTCACTTTCAGCTAATAATCCACGAGCTTCTGCTGCCATTTTTTCAGCTTGTTGTAAACGCTGACGAGCTAAATCACTGTCGCCAATTACATCGTTAGTAGATGGAATACTACGATTGTCTCTTGATGCTACTTCACGCTCTTGATTCTCACGCATACGACGAGCAATATCTTTTGGATCTTGAAGACCACGACTAGCATCTAACTCAGCCAAACGTTTGACCGCATCTTCGCCCTTGCTCATTTCATTCATGATGCTGTTGAGTTCACTTAATCTAATTGCTTGATTTGGAGCTGGAGTCATTAATACTTGACTTGTTTGAACTTTCTTCATCATACCCTCGGCATGCAAAACCTGTAACAAAATTTTACCATCACGAGTATAATTTTTGTTCAACGCATCTGCCAAGTTATCCATTCGTTGAGCTGGCTCACTCTCAATACATGTAATAAGAGGATCATGAATGTTTTGATTTAATGTTTCAGTATAAACTACCAGACACATCCATTCCTCATTTGGAATTTCTCTGAATACAACTGCTACTTTTCTATCACCGATCTTACCTACGTGCTTGATAAATTTTGCCATATTACTCTCCTTGAATTAGTTAGAAATATCTTAAAATATTTATGACTAATTTAAGAGAGTAAAATATTTTTAATCAAAATAAGCGTAGGTTCCCCATGGAGGAATAATATCTTTACTTCCATGAATGATCCAAGTTGTATCACAGAAATCTTCTGTTCCCCAACTTCCAAAAGGCAGACCATCAGTAAATACGATTAAACGATTTACTGGTTCTCCACGATTTTTAAGATGATTAAAGATCGCAGTAAAGTCAGTACCGCCGCCACCCTTTGGTTTATACTCATCGATAGTTTCCAAATTCTGACTATCAAAATCAGCCTCAGCATATACATTTGTGTCGAAACAAAAAATATGAATCTTATAGCCAGCAAACATATCCATCATTCCAGCGACTTCGCTGATAAATTGATTTCCAACTTTAGTAGAAATACTACCAGACATATCAAGAGCGATACATACATCTATTTCTTCTCCCGGAGTCATACTTGGCAAAACAGCATCTAGATGCCAGCCGCGACGATTAGGTCTAGAAAAAGAATAATCATTTTTAATGGAAGAAGTCAAGTTGGTCTGAATCAATTCTTGCCATGGCATTGTTGGATTAGTAAACTGATTTAATAAACGAGCTACCCCCTTAGGCAATTCACCCGCTGATGCATATTGTGCTGCGCTGATAATGCTTTGTTTAATTTCTTGACGTAATTCATCTCGTTCAGCCTGTGTCATTTTGGCTGGACCCTTTCCCTCTTCTGAGTCATCATCTTCACCTTCAAGATGTTGATCAATCATTTGTTCGATAAGAGAATTAATGTCAATGTGTTGAGCATTTTTCAGTAGATCATCGTAGACCCATTCGCTAGCCTTTCCATCGTATTTTACTTCATACAAACAAGGAACTGATGTAATGAATTCTCCGATTTTGTGTCGCCGTAAATCAGCATTAACCACATAATCATTAGCAATATTAAACAATTCATGATCACGATGTTCAGTACGACCAATGTGATCGTAGACTACGTGCAACACTTCGTGTCCAAAAAGAAATTCAACTTCTTTTTCACGCAACATTGTAATGAATCGACTATTGTAATAAAAGAATCGACCATCAGTAGCAGCAGTGCTACACCATTCATCAGCATTAACCATTCTAAGACGAGTGGCTAAGTTTCCAAAAAATGGATGATTGATTAACAAACTCACTCGTGCCATGAGTAACATATCACGAGCTTTTTCGTCAATTTTTAAATCAGTTTTGCCGATTAAATTAGAAAATTTGTCATTCTTTTTTTTATGTGTACTATTGGCGTGAATATTACTCATTATTTCTCCGTAAATGATTGATTACTTTTTTACAGCCGAAAGAATGTGTCGTCCGTATTTTTTATGAAAAGTTTCAAAATTAGTAAGTTTAGTAACATCAAAGTCTAATTTATATGTCTTGAGAGCAGTTCTTCCACCAAGAATAATCAAATCTGGTTCAAAATTAGCTAACATATAACCAAGAAAGTTATCAAAGATTTTATTGAATTCATCACGAGTAGCTCGTTTGTTATCAGTAATATCTTTCATTTCGTAACATAAAGAAACTGTCAATGAATATTGAGCTGAAATTTCTTTAGTTTCCAATGTTGTTACTTTACCCGATAAAATATCAGCGGCATTTGGAAGTTTAGAAGCAATTTTACGATGAGCCATCAAAGATGTAGCTAATCCCTCGCCTACAGAACCAGCAACTAATGTGTATAAAGTTTCTGGGTCAGTACATGTATACAGAAACTTACTAACAAAACCCCATGAGCGAGGAGTGGCAAATGCTTTGCTGCTAGATTTAGCATCAAAATCATACATATGTTGTTTTGCATATGACAAGTATGACACTACGTCCTGATGAACATCGTTCATCATTGCCCATTCTTGCCAAGAAGCAAAATCTGGTTTCATTTCAATATGAATAAATCGATTAGCCAATGGCATTGGCATACGATAAGTAACACCACGATCACTATCTCGATTACCGGCGGCTACAATTCTTACATTTTTTGGTTTTACATATGTACCAATTCGACCATTTAAGATCAATTGATATGCGGCGCCCTGAACGGTACTAGGGGCACTATTCATTTCATCTAAGAATAAGATGACGAATGGATATTTGCTGGCAAGTTCTTCGCTTGGCAATTCAGATGGGTCAGCCCAATCCATTTTTTTAGTAATTTGATTGAAGAATGGAATGCCACGTAAATCAGTGGGTTCCATTTGAGCCATACGCATATCGATGATATGCCCACCGCCTTCTTCAGCGATTTTGGCAACTAATTCTGATTTACCAATTCCTGGGGGTCCCCAAATAAATGCAGATAAATCCGCCTCGAAACATCCTAGAATTGCTTTTTGTGCCAAAACGGCATTGACTGAATAACTGTCAGTTGATGACTGTGCCATGTAATTTCCTTGAAGTAAGTAAGTAGTAATTATATTACGAAAGCGATTTATTGTCAATGATTACATTGACCGAATTACTCTTCATCTTCATAATAGTCATCTTCCGGATGACCTTGATCGAGTCCGTGATAATGCGGATTACGTTCCCATGTGTCATAGGCAGAAAGAATCCACTGTTGATCTGATCGATCTTGCCCGACATTCCAAGTCCATTCTCGAACCGCTTCTCTCATGAAACTCATTCTTTAACTCCAGTTAATTGCTGAGTAGTATGCCGACCAGCGTTGACACACTTGTTTGGTGCTGAGCCAACTGAAAGCGTGAGATGTAGAGCGTATAATGTCAATCATTTTGTTTTACTTTCCTTTTTTCTTCCATATCGGTTAACATTGATTTGAACATTGATTTGATACTAATTACAGTAAGCGCAATACCCCCAGCTACTATAGCAATGCCAATCCAACCGTTATCAAACGATCTAACACCGCCCATCCAGCCAATCGCAAACGCTAAAATGTAAATCATGCTACCTAAAATTGTCTCGAACATTTAATTTCCCGATTAAACGACTGAATCACGAATTTGTTTATAGTCAACGTAGTATTCTACGTCATCCTGATACTGAGATTCTTTTTTAGTTTTTTCCATTTCGGCAACTGCGTTTTCTTGAGAAAGATATACGCCAATGACCATGTTACCCACTTGATCAATATCAACATCATCAAGTGCCGTTTCGCCGTCAAGAGTATAACGCATCATTAGCAAATAGACTGCATTCATTGTGAAATCCTTTGATTGTGACAGATTAAACTGTGTATGACTCATACTTACGAATACGAGATTCGCGATTAGTATTGCGATTTTTACGAGCAACTTCAACGCCCTTTTCGTTCATTGCCAGAAGAAAAGTTGTCATATCTTGATCTTCTTCAAGATAAGCGTACTCAGTTCGTTTATAAGAAAATGAAGTGATTTTATCGGCGATGCCCAGTTTAGTGAGAGTTTTAAGCGGCACGCGAAGCCAGCCATGACCAGGATCCGTGTAATACAAAAGAGTGATTTTTGCTTTCATGTTTAATTCCTTTATGTGAGTGTGTGTTTATTGAATACCGCTTAAACGCCAGTATACCAAGATTTTCCCTTCCAGCCCTCAAGACGACCTACGTAAAGAGCGCGTAATGCCCGCTCGTCATCGATGATTGATTCCCATGCTAAACGAGCATTTTCTAAGGCAGTCTCTAGACGACGTTTAGCAAGACCGGCATGATACTGAACATCGGCAGCGTCAGTCATTTTGATCTGAAACTGAGCGGAAAGTTCTTGAGCGACTTTTTGATTCATGTTTAATTCCTTGTTTTTGAGTGTATGTGTGTATTTTACAGGAAAATGGATTTATTGTCAAGCAAACTATTTGACAGACGCAACTTGTACGTTATAGTTTGAATGATTCATATGATAAAAATGAACGTAAAATTCCGCATCTCGTTGAGTGGGGAACGTGAGAACTTCACCTTTTTTGGTGAAATCAGCTTTAGTATCGACATAAATTAGCTTGAACATTTTTACTTCCTTTTCTCTAGTGTATGTGTATATTATACAGAAATATGGATTTATTGTCAATAAAAAGTGTTGTTTTTACACAACATTAGCTATTAATCGTGTTGAATGGGCTAAAGTCTTCTTTAGGATATTTACGAGATTCACTAGATTCAGCTATGGCAGCAGTTAAGCGGCGCTTGAGTTCGGCACGAACATCCATAAGCTCTTGATTTTCGACCCAAGTTTTGAATTCTTGAGCGGATGGAAACAACATATCGTACTCGGTACGATCAATTTTATTATCTGACATTTTTTACTCCGTTTCTGTTACTGTAAAGCCATTATAAGCTATAATGGGTTTAATGTCAATATATTATGTTGTATTTTTACAACACTTATCTTGTTACTAGAGCCGCTGAGGTCATCAGATTTGCCCCATATGTATTCTTAAGAATTTCACCAGCAATATAAGCATTGTCTGCCTGCACTGTTACTTTGATAAAACCACCAGTTCCGGTTTTTACATGTGCCCAATAGGTATTCATTTTATTTCTCCATTATTGTCGTAATATAAGTACAATGATCAATTTTTCCAATTGATCTATTGCTATATTTATCTCGTCTATCTTAGGACGAATATATTTATTAGTTTTGACTCTACGAGCCTCAACTTCAGACTTGTTCAATTCTGTAACCATTTTTTCTAAATTACGTTTCATTTTATTTAGATCAGAATTAAAGTTTAACGATCTAATTTGACGGCTAAGCTCTAAGTCTACCAATTGCCAATCTGAGCTATTATCTATTTTCATTGTGATACTCTAACATATACTGTATTTATCGTCAAAAAAATAGGGACTCGAAAGTCCCTATTGGTATTTTCTGTTACGAGGTATTTCCTACCCTAAGCAACTTTTTCAAGCGGCTAATGCCCAATTTTCATCGTTAGCATTTATTGGTTGTTTACTTTTTACGACTATCTGTGTCGAGTTGTCCATTCCGTTACTCTTTGCCCAATCGAAACCTGGTCAGCCCCATCATAAAGAGACTTTCTAATAGTGACTAACATTTTATTAGCTTCTTTAAGCGACATTTTAGATACATCTTTTGTATAATGTACTGTTCTGCCGTTTTCAAGCACTATTGTATTGTCAATGTAATTCATGTAATCCCTTTATGGTGAAGCTGGAGGGAATCGAACCCTCGTCTTGGACACTTTTCTCTTTACTTCTGTCCTGATTACTCAGGGTTTACAACAATTCTTTAAAAACATAGTATACACGTATTTATCGTTATTGTCAATAAAATTTGGATTAGCCAAGAAAATTAAACGACCACGTTTTTACATCCATTCTACCCTTACGATTCTCGTGATTGCTCCAGATATTATGAATGTTTCGTTTAACTTCTCTTAGTTCCCAACGTGGATTTCGTTTAAGCGAAATAGCCATACTAGCACTGCTCAATTTGATCTGAACATCAAAGCCCATTTCATTTTGTAAGTGATCAGCACATATATCAGTAAACTTGCCACCCAAACCGAACCCACAATAATCAGGATGAATTACAATTCGATTAGCATGTAACACCATTGGAATGCCTTTATCTTTATGTTCTTGTTTCCACATTACATAATTTGAAAAGGCACAGAATCCAATCTGATTATCTCCACTAAACAATCCAAAACTATAGTTTTTTCCTGGTGGTAGAGTATCGCTTAGATAGTGATACTTGCTAAAGACTTTCCAACTTTTGTTGTCAGTAAGTTGTCTAATCCCAAAAACAAGCTCTTCGGTTCTGGTAAACCCTCGACAAAGTGACCTCCGGTCAGTGTACTCTTGAGTATTACAATCGATGACCCAATCTGGGTTCAACCATTCTAATACATCATAGTGACAACTGAGCAGTGCTATAGTCTTGCCTGTTTTTCGTGCATGTTTTTGTACCGCGTGTGCCATTGCTTTGGCTACAGTTCTATCTACTACACTAGTAAATTCATCAATGACTGTAAACTTACCGTCTAATCTAGCCATTTGTAATGCTGCTTCTGCTCTTGCTTGTTGACCGTTACTTAATGTTTTAGATGGAGCAATCCAACAAGTGGGTGATGCTAAACCAACTCCGCTTAAGAATGCCACTCGTTCATCATAGCTATATGATTCATCGAATTGTGAAATAGGAGCTGTATCTGGTTTTAGTAGTGTATCAAAGCAATTGTTTCCCCAAATATGTTTAGCAAGAGTAGTCTTACCTGATCCACTTGCTCCAATGATAAGACCAACATTGTACCGAGTGTCAAGATCAGCTCTAATCTTAATATTATGTGTTAATTTCTTATCAATATCTAAGTCAACCGAGTTGGCTGCTTTGACACAATAGAAGTCAGTTGGCGCATCACATTTTAATGTTAATTCATATGTTCTCATGACATTATCTTCACTTTTAAACCACGACCTACTAGTTCTTCAAATAGTTTTTTAGCTTGTAATTCTCCGGATTTGTCTCCCAAGAATTCCACAATCAATATGTTACGAACATCGTCGATGACCTCTTTTCGTTTTTTAGACTGAGGTACGTTTGTAAAATCAAATAAATTTTCTGTGCTCATTTTATAAGTATACTGTAATGAATATCATATGTCAACTACTTTGGATAAATACTATACAATGAAATCACATGAATTTTTACCCGAAACCAATAGCTCAATCGATGAAGAAAAATTGACAGAACTAGTTGGTATTAAAAATAAAATCAAAGATTTGCCTAAACCTGGATTCAAATATCCTAAACCAGATGAAGATCAAGGTGCGGCTGATACTCGACCATTGGGATTAGAATGGCATGATGTCATGACAAATAATGGATTCACTGCAATGGGTTCTGGATCATTCGGAACAGTATGGGAACATCCAAAGTTGCAATATGTATTAAAAGTGTTTAGAACTACAGACGTAGCATACCTTGGATGGGTTAACGTGTGCATTCAAAATAAAAATAATCCACATTTTCCCAAATTTATTAGTACGAAAGCATTTCCAATTACGCCAGAAGTATCAGCAATTAGAATGGAAAAATTAGCCCCAACGAGAGGTCAATTAATGAATGATATTATATATTTCATTAAACTAACGTTACACAATGAAACTAGAAGAATGTCGAAAGAAGAAATTGATCTGTTTAATAAATACTGTAATGCCTATCCACAATTGATGGATGCGATTCAAATTTTAAAAGAATTTAGTTATAACTCTAAATTTAAATTTGACATACATACTGGAAATTTTATGTTACGTGGTAATACTTTGGTAATGACCGACCCCGTGTATGACACTGATGCTCTTATGAATAGAGATTAATAATTATGAAATCATACGAATTCCTCATTGAAAACGACTCCGAGCATCGAGATGCATTAAAGCAGACTGGATTTTGGGGCAGACAAGGCGCTGGATGTATTTTCTTAGCACTTGACACCGAACGATTGTGTATCGCTCATCGATCACGAAAAGTAGAACAACCAGGAACGTGGGGCACATGGGGTGGCGCAATTGATTCATTTGAATCTCCTGAAAAAACTTTGGAATTTATGAAATATTGTAAAATCAATCCCTGTGAAGAAGTTAAATTGGCAATAGCACAAAAAATAGAACAAGATAAACAGTTAAGTGGATCATATTTTTCATAATGAAAATAACAGAAATCATACTAGAAGATACATTGACAGAATTAATTGGCATTAAAAGTCAAATTAAAGATTTGCCTGTTCCTAAAAGAATCAGAAATAGTGATAGTCCCTATCCTATGGGAGTTGAATGGCATGACGTACTACTAAAGAATGGATTTCACCCATTGGGCTCAGGCGGTTTTGGGACAGTATGGAGTCATTCAAAATTATCTTATGTTCTTAAAGTGTTTATCTCAACCGATACTGCCTATACTGCTTGGATATCAACCGCACGTAAACACACAAATAACGTTCACATGCCCAAATTTATTAGTAAACGAATAGTTTCTGTTACTCCTGAAGTATCAGCTATTAGAATGGAAAAGCTTACTCCAGTTACTAACGATGATGATATAAGAATAATTAAATGGTCAAATAGTGTACTAAGAAATAGTGGCATGCCAAGCGATATGACTAATAGTCCAAAATATAAAGATAGTAGTTTTTATATAAATTGGGGATCAACTCATCCTCAATGGATCGACGCATTAGACATAGCAAAAACATTGATTAACTCTGGAGACTTTGAACCCGATCTTCATGCTGCCAATGTAATGGCTAGATCAGATGGTACATTAGTAATAACTGATCCAGTTTTTATAGATTCCGCGCTGTTGAGATCAGCATAAAATCAACAATAACGTTTTTTATATAATTTTTCTAACCATTGCCAGTCATAACTCTTCATAAGTTCAGTTAAATTGCCATTGACTTTATCATAGTATGATACTGCGTCTTGTGCACCTTTAATAGACCATTCACCGTTCGCTCCATTGCCTATGTTTACCCAAGCACGTAAGCGTTCGACTGATGCTTCATCTGTATTACAACTTAATTTGATTACTTCTCGAAACGCAGTACGCCACGTAGTCCATGGGTCAGTATTAAATCTTGCTACTCCACAATTCATCTCTACAACCTCGTGTGGACTGTCAAGTGTAAAATCTAATCCCTGTACAATAGTATTCAATGTCAATGTTCGATTATTGGCTACTATTGCTTGATGACCGTATTCTAATCCATTGACTGGATTAGTAGCAGAGAATATGTAATGCTTTGCTCTTTGTAATCTATCTGGTTGCCAATTAAAGTCAAACTTTTCATTTATACGAAGTTTACCATTGACTAAGAAATACCAACTGGTCTCACTTGTATTAGCAGCTGCGTGTTGGCTTGCTACTCTGCCACTAACATTTTTGACCCAGTGTAGTTTGTTTGATAGTTTTTTACTCTTTACTAAATTAGACAAATGTATAAAATTCTCTTCTGCTGCTGGCTCATTATTACTAAAAAATATTATATCCAATGGCTTAGACTGATCAACTTGATCCATTTCTTGAATATTATGATAATCATATACTTCGCTGTGAATATAATCTATAGCGACTTCTGGAACAACAATTCTACTTGCACCAGTACTAGATACTAGTACTTGTCTTTCATGAACATTCCACATATTAGGCACTATGAATTGATTTTTAACTGGTTTGCTATCACGATTAATTAATTCATAATAGGGCCAAGTTCTGTTTTTAATTTCTTTAATAGCAATAACTTGACTATCATGATCATGTTCTATAACTGGATGTGGTAATCGACGAGCAGAAATATGTCCAATATAATCTATTGAACAACTATAATCTTCAAGCTTAGATAGAAACTCTGCTTCTTTCTTGAATGTATTTAAATTCAATAGAAAAGTATCACCAAATTTTTGTCTGTCAGTTCCAAGCTTACTAGAAAACACATGTAATTGTTCTTGTTTAAATGGATCACTAGCCCATGTAAAATCAAATTCACTATAGTCACATAAGCTACTACATACCCATAGATAATGCTCTTGCTTGATTTCAAATACATTAAGCGTTGATGTCCAATTGCTTAACGTTTTAAGATAACTATCGTTATATTTTAAAATAGTAACTGTACTGTTTGGACATTTTTGTTTGAGCTGATCTAGTGAGATACTAGCATTGCCATGATCTATATACACAATGTCATAAAGACATTGAGTAATCTTTGCTATACGTTTTCTTACAAAATTAATATTTGTTAAATGTTCAATGATCTTAACATATTTGGTATCTTCTTCAAAAGTCTCAGTGTTAATCATATAGGTATTACCCCAGTGTGACCATTGAGTTCCAAATACATGAATCATATTACGTTGCCACGTAGTAGGATAAAAATCAAACTTAAAGTCAGTATAATCAACCTCACTACTAAGTATCCAAATCAACTTAGTAGTAGCTTTTTTAACACAACGATTAATGGTATCAACCCAACTGTTTAAGTATCTTGTTTTTTGTAACTTAGGAAACTGTAGTTTTAATTCTTCGTATTGATCTATAGATGATCCTTTAATAATATAAAACATATCAATATCAGTAGTGATTTCAATTTGATGATTGTCGATATAATTATATTCTCTGAATCCTTTAATAAAAGCTGGGCCATTTACATAATATGTAGTTACATCTTTGCTCAATGCATTTCCAAATACATTAATATGTCTAAAATTTTCTTCTGTTGGTCTCCAATTAAAATCAAACTGATCGTAATTCAGTTCCGAGTTTAGTGCCCAGAATACTTCAGTTGGATGCTGTTCAATCAGATGTTCTAGTGTAGTTTCTATTTTATATCTAGACACATTACTTTGATTTATATCTGATCTAGTCATCAATGATACATGAACTGCATCTTTCATTGTATACATTGGACCATTATTTTCCCATTGATAAATTTGAGAGGGTGCGTGCGGATTAGGTCTCCAACTAAAATCAAAAGTTTTGTAATCATCTTCTACGAACACTGTCCAATTTTCAGTTGTTGACGGAACAATAGCTATCATATTATTCATATACTTTCTATCAACGGCTCCCGAAACTCTATATTCAATTGTCGGTTCTGTAGCTGGATCGTTCCATTGATTACCCCATACATAGATATAGGGAGGATCAAATGGGTTAGGTCTCCAGCTTTGGTCTATTGTTGCTCCATCAATAAGTATATGCCAATTTTCAGTTGTTGACGGAACAATAGCTATCATATTATTCATATACTTTCTATCAACTGCTAACTCAGTTACTCTATATTCAATAGTTGGTTCTGTAGCTGGATCGTTCCATTGATTACCGAATACATATATATAGGGAGGATCAAATGGGTTAGGTCTCCAGCTTTGGTCTATTGTTGCACCCTTGATTAAAATTTTCCAATTATGTAAATTAGAAAAAACTGTGGCGATTGGCTCAGACATGTATTTTAAGTCAGTAGCACTTTCTGATCTATATTCAATAGTTGGTTCTGTAGCTGGATCGTTCCATTTATTACCAAATATATATATTAGCGATGGTTCTGTATCGTCTGGGTGCCAACTATAATCAAATTCAATTTCTTCTTCAATTAATTTTTTAAAGTTGCTAGTATCTGAAAGTCTAATTGCATGTTGAACAGATTGATATTTGATTCCCTCGTGTTCAGAAACTATATATCTTGGTCCACCAGTTCGTTGCCATTGTGTTCCGAATTGATGTATATATGGTCTTTCATTGTCATGTGGACGCCAATTAAAATCAAAATTACTAGTATCTAAATTATCAGGAATTTCCCAATGACCACTTTCATTTAATTGCTTTCTACGATTTTGTTCTGTTCTATCTATCATCATGATAATATTTAATACTATATCTAGAACACTAAATATTTATATGAAAACCGATATGAAAACATTTACTAATAATTTATCAATTAATCTAGAAGATATAGCAGCGTGGTTTAATTCCATTAGAAATTTATCAGAAGAACGACGAACTCGTGCTCTTGAATCATTTTATTCAGGACAACTATTAAGCAAAGGATGGTTAATTCATTGTTTATCATACTATGTAGAGCATTCAAGCAACGTTTATATCTTCGGTGGGTGGACTGGAGTGTTATCATCAATGTTATTCAATAGCAAAATACCAGTTAAAAAGATTCGTAGCATTGATATGGATCCACTATGTGAAGAGATAGCTGATACGATTAATAAACCCTATGAAATGGATGGATGGCGCTTTAAAGCCGTAACTGCTGACATGACTCGCTACGACTATGACTGGGGTATTACAAGTGATGTGGTTATTAATACTGTATGTGAACATCTTACTCAAGAAGCATATACTGAGTGGTATGACAGAATTGCTACTGGTAGTTTGATAGTAGCTCAAAGCAATAATTATTTCAGTTGTCCCGAACATATTCGCTGTAATAATAATCTAAATGAATTTATGGATGCTAATTATGTACGTGATGCACTCTTTAGTGGGCATTTGCACACAAAAGAATACACACGTTACATGAGCATCTGGCGAAAATAATTAGTTATTAATTCTTAAACTAATTTGTTCACAGTCAGCATCATGCCCAACAATAGTACAGTCAACGCTAATACTGTCTAGTAATCGTCGATATCTTAGCTTTGTCTCTCTCATTCCATAATAGGCATTGCCCACATCAGTACAGAATATGTTTGATATATTGAACAGTGTTTTACCTCTGAAATGAACAATTAATTCTTGAGAAGCGTTATAAAGATCACTCAATATAAATTCTACTCGTGACTGTCTGAATTGTCGCAGTAGTGCTATAAAGTTACTGTGTCCTCCAAAATATTCTTTGGTAATCTCTAACCCATCACTGAATGATTTAGTATAAGAGCCGGTTGAACTAAACACATCATCACCTAATATCTTAAAGTGCTGACGATGTTCAAACGTCTCAACTAACTCAGCAATATTTTCATTATCACTACTGTGTAGATATTTTACCCAAGCAATGCTAAGTGGGTTAAAATCATAAATAATCAACTTGCTTGATTCATCACAGTGTCGGCATACTCCACAAAACAATAAATTACTATGATAAGCGTCTAGAAACTTAAAACCACTGGCGGTTGTTACTACCGTATCGTAAGTTTCTTCTGTATCAATGAATCTCATATGTTCACTATTGATTACCCAAATTTGATGTCTGACGGCATTACATGACTCTATCAGTCTTTGTTGATTAGGGTTTGTAATTTTTGTGACATCTAAAGTATTTAAACTATTTAAGAAATCATCGCTTTGACTCTCTGGATAATAGTATGTACGCTTAAGTCTAATGTGCTGTGGCCAATTTAAGATTTCCATGTCATGTCTTGCTGCTACATTAATAAAATTCCAACCCTGTACTTGATGACGTTGTTGTGAATACTCACCGGTGAATTTAATCCATAACGGTGTGTAGTCATCATGAAAGTTTTCTACACTACGTTCTATCACAGGTAATTCTTCTATAGCTTCAGTCCATCCTCCGTACTCAGGACGACCACATTTCTTCCACTGCTGAGTGTTTACTAATACAAACTGATGATGTAACTCAAACCAACGTTCTTTCCAGTCTAATATATGTGCTGCACAGAAGTAGTTTGGATTATCTAGTATCATTTGCTCAATATCAAATAAAATGTCCATTTTGAATATACGAACACCGGCCGCCATTAATAGCAGATGATCGTACTTGTCACTGTATTGTTCTAGTGCAGCTTCAATTGTTGAAGCATAATGTACGTCCAGCGTACTATCAGTCTCTAATATTTGATTGAAACGTAGTGCGTAGAAGCGAGTATACTCTGTCATTTTCTCGGCAAGAATTTCGTTCTTGAGTATATCACTGGGGAAAATACAAATTGCCAGTTTTATCTGATTGCTAAATCGTTTGTCTATAATGTTCATAATTTTTCAATTGATTGTTTTACTATGGAATTTATGTCTGAATATGGTTTGCCATGTATTATAACATGATATCTGTATTCATCTGAATTGTTGTATACAGCATGTTTAATTCCTAAGTCAAGCATAAACCCACGACCCTGTTCAAATGGTACTCGACCGTGATCTTCAAATACAAACTCACATCCCTCTGGGTTAGTCAGAGCAAAGTTACATGGTCCAAATATCCTTCCTGTGCCGTCTGTATGTGGCATAATGTAACCATTAGGTGCTAGTCTCATAATACGCACACGCCCCCAATTAGTGAATGGCAAACGTTTTATTAACTCTACAGTATCAGATAATTGATCACACACAGAAGTCCAGTGATAATCTGCCTCTTGCTCGGTCTTAAATCCATACCGATCATAGTTCTCTGTCTTATCGTAATTAATTCCATGTAGTGTAAGCGCGGCCCAACCTTCGTGACCATAACTATTGATCTTGTCGTTAGCACGATGATCTACAAATAGATGATCAACTGCTGCTAGTTCTTCTAATATCACTGATGTAATAGACTCATTTGGTATTATAGGAGCCCATGGCCAGTTACTCTTCCATAAATCTTGTGGTAAAATTATTGGGTGCCATTGATTTTTTGTGTTTACTCTTATAAATTCTAATAGTGCTTCATTCATCTTTCACTATCCTAATTACTTTTGCTCCTATCACTTTTTCATTTTTATCGTAGAACATTTGCTTGTATTGTTCATTGTTGAGTACTGGTCTGACATACTGATTTTGTACAATATATGGATGTTCTTTATCTAACATTGCCGCTTTGGTGATTAGTACATCCGTTCCACAACTACATAGATTCTGTAAACAAATTTCTCCAGTAGATGGTAATTCATGTTGTTCATGATCATTAAGATGAAATAAGTTACCGCCCTGCATACAATTACCCTTCTTTACAAATCCATCCCAGTGTACAAATAAACTTTCTAATCCTATGTTGCATGCCCATCCACGAAAATCAGTTTGACCAGTAGACACTAAGTAATTAGTGTCTATACTAGAATCGACTGAGCCATCATCATAATAACCCACTGCGTCAATCTCAGCTTGTTTCCAGTTTGGATTATCTTTATACTGACGCAACGTTGAAAATTTCAATCGTTGACTAGATATCCATTCAAGTTGCTCAGTACTGTAGTCTTCTCCAACTCCACTACGCATCGATGTTTCTGCCAATATTTTAACAGCCTCTACACACAAGACAGGATTATTATAGCATTCATTGAACATTTCAACTGAGCGAGCCCAGTGACGACTGTCCATCATAACTCGTACAGTTACTTGTGTATGTTTGGCGGCAGCTATTGCTTTGTCTAAAAATTCTTTATCGTGAAAACTAGGGTGATATGAAAAACAGATGTAGGACAAAAGTGGTGCTACTTCTTCCCAGTATCTAACTGTACGAGCACCATTAGAGGTAATACCCACGGTATGTCCACGATCATGAAACATCTTTACTAATTCCGGAAAATGAGGAGATAAAGTAGGTTCTCCTCCACTAATCGTGCAATGTATTTGAGAGTATCTATTCATCAAGCGATCTACAAAATTTTTGGCTATAACCCAATCATAATGATGATTTGTTCCGCTGTGTAGAGTAGGAGGACAATAATCGCAATGATTAGTACAGATGTTGTTTAGTATCCATGTTAGTTGACATACATTAGATTTTCGTTTGATGCTAATTATTTGCTTAGTCATAAAATCTTACATCTATTAATTTTACAAAAGTACTAAACACATTAATGTTCCAGTCTAGTTTAGCTTGACTGTTGAAAATTTTCCACTGAGCGCGGTCTGAATTATATTTTAAAAAGTAATCATCAATGATAACTTGTCCTATTTTGAATCTTCCAAGAGTCATAGTATTTAAATTATCAACAGGAACTTTGCTTCGTATACTCTCTGGAAGATCATTTAACCAACGTTCAAATATAGTCAGAGCATAGTCTCCACTATATGGACCAAAGTTGATCCAGGTCTCTGCTGCAAATCGTCGTTGTGGTCGAACTTGTTCACGCTCAATTACTGCTAAGTCGTTATCTGCCATGACTTTCATCCAATCTTTGCCTAATGTGTTGTATCCTAGATATACTTGACCCCAATCAAATTGATTGCTTAACCATATTTTATCTGACTCTAGTATAGGCTCATGTAATCCCTGTAGATAATAATCATATAGTAACGACATTGATGGAAATTTCTGTGATGCGCTGAGATTAACATCTTCGTGTAGATGAATCAATTCATTTAGTTGTAAGAAATTCTCGTGAAGTTCTTGAGTCCAGTATGTTTTTTCTGCCATGAGTTTTTCATATCTGTCACCATAAAGTTCAAATTGTTCATGTAGATAGTTCAACTCCGAAGTACGTAGAGTTTCAACGTCCGAATAAAGAGGAAGTTGCTCATCGTACACTTCATTTATTCGAGTAATACAGTCAATCAATCTTTTTCTAACACTAGCTATTTGAGTTGGGCTTACATTTGAAAACTTAGCAGAAATACTCTTTTCTGGTATAGCTTGATTCTTTTTTGTAAGCTCAATCCAGCGTTTGGCCAGATTACTATTATAGATAAAAAAATTTATAATGTGCTTTTTGTCTAAATTGTCTAAAAAATGTAGTTGTAAAGTTGTCATAGATTACTCTGTTAATATTTTGTAGTAGTCACTGTATACATCAGTAAATTTAATAGGTCTAATTGCGTCTAGCTTTTCAATATAGTCTAGTAGATCAGTATACAATCTAGACTCATCACCGCTCATCATAAAATCCAATTGAGGCTTTACACGATTCACCCAGTACTGATGCTTATTTAATTCCGTGAATAAATTCCAGTAATTTAAGATTGTATTCTTAACATCTTGTGGTAATACTTTAGTACTCATGTATCGTGGCCAGTGAACAGTACCCACATTGAACATCTTGTCGTTACGAACACAAATCTTTTTCCATTCACTGTGTATCATCAGCATTGCAAACTCAGGTAAATTATATATATTCATAGCATGTATACTGGCTAACATATTGACAACAATGTTGTCAGGAGTTGTATCCAATCTGTCTAGATTCTTTTTAATTGTTGCCCACTTGGCAGGGTATCTGACATACTCATTACGCTGTCCCCAATCATCTAGACTGATCATCAATTCTACTTGCTCAAAATGACTCCATAATTCAATAATCTCTTCATTCAATTGAGTTCCGTTAGTGTGATAACGTAATGATATGCGTCTAGAGTTTCCTGATTCTACCAATCTTCTGATAAATCTGTCGTGCTCTTTGATAAGCAGTGGCTCACCACCACCAAAAATAATGTGTCTGATATCGCCTAAGAATTCTTCTAGAGCTTCTTGTGTTTCTAGACGTTCAAACCAGTCAAACATATCTGTATTAGAGATACTGTTAGCTTTGTGTTGCCAGTCATTCTTGGCATGCACACTAACTAAACTTTCACTTAACTTTTTGCTATCTGCTAGCCATTTGCTACTATCACGCGGACGACACATCACACATTGTAGATTACATAGATTAGACAAACGTAGATCAAGAGTCATAGGTTTGTGATCAACTGTTCCATCTTCGTGTGTCTTATTGACTAGTTCTTCTAGATGTTCTAGACCAAACTTTTTTTCCCACATAAAGTTTTCAATTTGTCTGTGGCTTCTTATTCCGCTATCTTCTTCTTTCCAGCAACTTGAACACTGTGATAGTCGTTCGCCCTTCATAATCTGTAGTCTTGCAGCTTTAAACTGTGAGCTGTTCCATATTTGAACTGGGGTTTGTCTGTTCAGATTTAGATCATACTCAGGTTCAGCAATGCAACATAGCGGTACACTTCCATCATTGTAACTAGCCAAGTGTATCCACGGTTGAATACAGAAGTTTTTCTTTGAGTTTAGTGACATAAGACCGCCAGTCGTTGATCAATATTAGTAATAGATTGCCCACGTTCTACATCCAATGCATTGGTGTAGACTTTAAATCGATGTAATTGTTCTTCCCAGTCATCAACTCGCGGCTGCTGTAGTAAACCAATGATGCCTTTAAGCGAGTTAAATGTTTGTGTTGAAGGCTGGATCTTTGTCACTGCCATATAGCCCGATATCATATCCAATGCAGCTCCTCGCATCTCATCATCTAGTATTCGCACAGCAAGATGATGTGGGTGATGATTGACCAAGAAGTCGATAAAGATTTGTTTACCGTGACGAATATTCAGTTCATCTACCCAGTTTAACATATTCACAATGTCGAATACATTGTACACTTGAATTGTGGGAGTAACTCCCAGATTGATATTGGGCATTTGAGCTAGCTTCTCAATATTCTCACTGATTAATTTCCAATCACTCGGCGCACGTATATATTCATTGACAACACCAATACCATCCATACTCGCATTTATGTTTACTTGTTTGAATTGTGAGATCAATTCTAAAAACTTTTTGTTTATGTTTGTGCAGTTGGTATTAAAGAACAATACAATATCTGTACGACCAGCGTCAATGCAACGTTGCATAAACTTGATGTTGTTTTTGATAAGTGTAGGTTCACCGCCGGTCATGTAGACTTTTTTTAAGGTAGGGATTAAGGAAATAACTTGATCCCACAAGATGTCATGATCAAACCATTGTTGATCATCCATTACTGTGATAGGAAATTTACCAAATGTTTTGCGCCATACTTCATTATACTCAGGATTTTTCTCTGCTAGTTCAACGTGTTCTTTAACGATCTGACTAGAATTCCATGGGTTGCACATACGACATTTTAGATTGCACAGATTGCCAAGACGTAAATCCAAATATACTGGATCACTATCTAAGTGACCATTGTTGTCAATTGCTTGTGTAATAAGATCATTCATATGTTCTTGACCTAAACGCCATGACCATTCACGATTAGCATGTTCACGATTAGAAGTTCTGCCGTTGGATTCTTGATCATAACATACCGTACACCCTTCTATTTTATTGCCATCAATCATATTCAATCTGATTGTTCTCATGTCTGAACTATTCCAAGAGTCGGTTATAAAATTATCCTTACAAGAATAGAATGTGCCGTCCTCTTTTTTTAATTTATTATGTGTTCCTCGAACCATACAGCAGTATCTAATTGTTGTATCTGTGTTGACCATTGTACTTACAAACGGAACTGCACAAAAACTTTTATTATTGTTATCTATCATTACCATCCTTCTCTTGCTCTAACTACTGACATTTCTGTAATCATTGGTCCCATATTATGCCAATTTTTACTAATGTAATCTTTAAAAAATTTACTTTGTCTTTCATCAAACTCAACAATGTTTGTTCCGAGATATTTGTTTAAATCTTTAGCAATATCAATAGCAACTTGTTCATCATTGTTTTTGTGTCTTTCCCATAATTCATCTAATTTGTTGAAGTCACGAACATCTGTGTGATCCCAGCCCTCGTGTAACATTAGATAGTGAGTTCCTAGTCTAGCACCTAATATAGCCCAAAATCCATTCTCAACATCACGTCCCATACTATGCCATATTGACAAATTTTGTAAATTACTGGGCCACAACCACGTTAAGAATTCTTGTCTATTTTTAGGTATTACTCCATCACGAGTACACATCTTAACACCCTCACGAAATCCTGCACGCCATGCTTGCTTTGGACTGTGATTAATGTATGTAGTACTATAAGAATCATGCATTGGCACATACATTGGATCAAAACAAAACTCTATGTTAGTTTTGTCGCTACCATCGGTGTTTTCATGAGTCTTCATATTATGAACGTATGTTTTTGTCCAACTAGATATGCCACCATTTCCATAATATAATCCATTAACGTGATTCTTTGCACGCCAACGCATTTGATGATGTTTATTTTGATCAGTGATCTCTAGTGTTAAATCAAAGAACTTTTGATCTGGCATGTTATCACCGTCAATTAGTATAAAACGCTCAGTTTCGGATTGATCAGCGGCAGCTTTATGAGCAGCATCACTTCCATATACGTTATCTACACGCTTTGCCCATGGAATCATGTTTTTTATTCTGACCCAAAATTCTTCTTTTTTTGGTTCATCATAAGTTAAAAAAATTGTGTCGAGATCAGCAACATCTATGTATTCAATATTCATATAGAATATTTAGTTGCTATCTAAGTAGTCCCATAATATATTATCTTGAGATATATCAACTACTAGTAAAATATCTGTTGGATCACATGAAACGGTAGATAATGTTCTTTGCTTTACTATTGTATACTTGGATACAATATTTTCGTTTAATGATTTTAATTTTTTATTGACAATCTTAACATCGTATCTGCCCACATGATAAGTTTGTTCATCAACCTCAATGTATTCACCCTCTAAGTCTTCCATTGTGTAATATTTTGGAGACCCATCACTGTTATAATATAGTCTATACATAATATTGTTCCAATTTTTTTGCTAATGATTTAATATAGTAATGAACTGGATATAATTGACTACGAGTATGTATTCTAAAGTCAGACTTAAAGTATTCCCATATTAATTCTTGTGTCCAATCTACATTCAATGTATTATTAATACGTTGCTTCATATGAACAAATTGAATAATATTATTTGGAAGCGTACACTGTTCAATACCAATACAAGTTGCTGCTATAGCATATACAGTGTCAGTGTCTCCATACTCTAGAATAGATGAATGTTTGAGTTCATTATTAATTTCAGTCCAATTTGCAAATATAGTTCTAACTATTGAATAGAATGTTTCACTAAGCTGACATTTTTTAAAATATGTAATTCCGTTATAGCAGTCTGGTAGTAAGTTCTTATCATTAGTGTGTCTATAATCTCTAGATTTAGATATATTTTGTTTATAATCTCTACATCCAGTTGCTATATGAATATTTCTATCATGACATAACGTCCACCAACTATCAAGTGATCTAGTTACTAATATATCTGCTTCTAATTTAAACGTTTCATCATACGGAGACTTGTGATATACTTGCCAGTCATCACTATATGAACCACATGTTTGAGAATTAACTACATCAGAATCTAGTAGTATTACACTGTCAAATACATCTAATCGTTCATAGTTACTATGATTAGTCAATAACGTAATGGGTCTAGTATCCTCAGTTGCTCTAATTGAATGCGCTAGCACACGAGCACAGCATACATAGTCTACTTCATCGGTATTAACTGCTTGAATCAGATATCCTTGTGTCATTTGTTTTGCTCAATAATAGTTAGTAAGTCTGATTTATTTAGAAAATGTATATCTTGATCGTGTGTAGAAATTTTAACAGTTTTCTGCTGAGAATTAATATATTTGTTGAATGTCAATTCATAATTATTATCAGATAGTTGTTTTATTTTAGTATTAAATTCAGCATTTGTTAGTCGCCATGGTATTTCAACTGTCGTTGGTATAGCATGTCCATATACTGCATTTAGAGCAATACTTAGTGCATAGTCATTACGATAAGGATTTGGATTAAATCTATATAATTTGGCATAATGATCATAATTATGCTGAATCATTTTTATCATTTCAAACACACACTTGCTCTCGTCACTTTTAGTAAAGTACACTACAGTGGCCCAATACATTTCAATATTGTTTCCAAATAATTCAATTTCATGAGTAGGATCTAAGCTACCCAAATACATTCTACGTTTATGACATAATAGATTCTGATTAAAATCAAATAATTTGAGTAGCTGAGTGCTATTACATATGTAATCACAATCTAACAACAATGTTTGATCATATGGACTAAGTTCGTAGGCATGATATCTATTAAAATTACGCCATGTTTCAATTCCACCAGATATAGAACGTTCTTGACTATCAACTTTATCTATTGTAATGACATTGTCAAATATTGGATTTAAAATAGTACTGTCGGTAACCAATGTCACGCTTAAATTAAGATGTTGTTTGATTTTTTTAGCACAGTAACTGGCAATACTTGTATAAGACACAGTATTAGTATCAACGGCAAATAGTAATACACCCTGTTTCATCGTTGATTGTTGATTTTGTTTACAGTGTTCCACCAATCGGTCATGACCTCTTCATATAGCAATATCGCTGCGCTGAATAAATTTTCACGATTGACTCTAATAGGGTTGTCGTATATATCTAAGAGTATGATAGTTTCAGATTTATCGATGGATAGAAATGAGATTAATTCAGGCGTGACACGAAATGTACCGCCGGATTGAGTCAGCAAGAGTCTTGCTTGATGATTCTCTTTGGCCGATATTTTTGCCACACCGTGATCGTATTTAATTTTAGTGGTTTGCTTGATTAGTTCTGTATTCATAGTACTACTTATTCAATAAGTAGTATGATCATGAATTTTTAAGCTGGAGCTGTTACAGCAACAGTTGGTGTGCCCCAAGTACTAGTAATATAAGTACTTTCTGGCTGACGAGCAACCGCTGTTACACTTAAATTTCCTGTTATAGTATTGTTGCCAAATGTTGCGCTATCGTGAAATAGCACTGCCACTGTTATAATATTAGGTGTAACTGTATTTACACTGTATGTCATTTGTATATAATCGCCGGTGTATACACTATAGTTACTAAGTTGTTTAAAGTATGCCGTTGGAGTAACTGTTAAATCATAAAATCCATTTCTTACATACGTGATAGGAGCAGTACCGCCCCCACCAATCTTAGTTAATCCAGTATAAGACTGAGATGCAATTGTTTGAGAGGTTGAAACTGCAGGTAAAGCAATAGCTCCAATATCAGCACACAGATTAATCCAAGCAGTATCTACTGGCAACGCAGCGCCAGTTTTACTACATGTAATTCTAATAGTTCCACCAGCATTAAAATAGTATCTAGCGGCGGCCGTTGTAGCAAAAGTTATAGTTACTGTACTAGTAACATTGGCCAATGCCACGCCAGTACCCCATGAAGTACTTCTAGTTGCGGTATTTGAAATATCGGTACCTACTAAATTAGCATTTAGTCTATTTGTATTGATTGTTGTTAAATTTGTACTAAGAGCTGAAATAAATGCAATAATATTTCCAGCTGGGGGAGGAGTTACTGCAGTAATACTAGAGCCTTGATGAAGAGCCACATTGGCTGTAAAATTAACAAAATTACTCCATGAATTGGCAGTAACACGATCTCCAGATGAGACCGTTGATAATGATGATTGTCCGTATCCACTATTTCCTGATCCAGTAGACCAAATATTATTAAAGTTTGGAGTACCAGTACTTACAAAATTATTATAATCTGTTGCTTGAATTCTTCCGTATTGTGCATAAGTCATTTATTTTTCCAGTTATGGGTATGTCGGGACTGTTACATCAACTACAGGAGTACCCCAACTGTTTGAAATATAAGTAGATTCGGACGGTCTAGCTACAGCAGTCACGCTTAGATTGCCATCAATACTAGTAGCATCTCCGATAGAATCTACGAATCTTACAGATATGGTCAATACATTAGTAACAAAACTGTATGTTAATTGAATGTAGTCACTTGTATATACACCAGTTACCGCGAACTGTCTGAATAATATTAACGGAGTCCCAGTTAGATTATAATATCCGAATCTAGTGTATATAGTAGGAGTTACTCCTCCTCCTCCAAATTTGGTCAGTCCAACATAACTGGCCGCGGCTATTGTTTGAGCAGTAAGAACAGCTGGAAGACCAATAGTTCCAATATCATTACACAATGTGGTCCATGTAGTATTAGGAACGGAGACACTACCTCCAGTTCTACTACAACTAACTAATACTGCACCACCGGTATTAAAGAAATATCTGGCTTCATTTGCACTTCCAAAAGTTACAGTGACGGTACTTACAACATACGGTGCTGCAGCAGCCGTACCCCAAGCCGCAGTTCTAGTTCCAGTATCGGTAATATCGGTCCCGTTGGTTGAACAATTTAATCTTCCAGTATAGATATTACTTAAGTTTGTTGCTAGATCGGCTTCAAAAGTAATAGTATCATTTGTGGTAGGAGGAGTTATAGTAGCTATTGTAGTGCCCTGATGTAAAGCTACATTATTAATAGAGTTAACTAAATCATACCAACTAACTGCTTCAACTAAATCAGAAGCGGCTACTGTACTTAATGCAGTTTGACCATATCCAATAGCGTTGCTACCAACAGACCATATTTCATTTAGATTGGGTGACCCAGTACTAACAAATCCATTGTAGTCTACTGCTTGTATCAATCCACCTCGGACATATGTCATTTATAGTTCTCCTGATTGACCAAAATTTATAACTTAACGCTTACTGCTGCTAATATCTTTCCGTCATCATCAGTGAGTTTATCTTCTAAACTTCTTCCAACTGTATTGAATGAAGTAGCTTCCCCAACTTTTGCTGCTCTGGCATAACCACCGCCAGCAGATACCAAACGATTTCCCTTGCGAACTTGGCCTCGAACTTTAACTGGAACTCTACCAGTCATTGCGATTGCTGGATGAGTAGTTTGTGGCCCAGCAGCACTATTCATCAAGTAACCCATGCTGCTACTAATAACGCCAAATACATTGTCACTAGCATCATCTACTACTGCTGTAATTTCTTTTGACCCGCCTAATTCTACTACCGTGCCAGTTTCATACTCAGCATCTGCTTCAAATCTTTCACCCAAGTCGGCATAAGTAGCATTAAGAGAACTTCCGGCTGTTAATGTCCACGTACCAGTTAAGTTTCCAGTAGTAGTATTAGCGCCTGTGGTGATTACTCTTGTGGTTAATCTACTAGTAACAGACAAATTGGCCACTGTTTCTGTGTTAAGTACTGTTAAATTTCCTAGAACTGATAGATTTCCAAATGTGCCTGTTCCCGTAACTGATAGATTTCCAAATGTACCAAGTCCAGTAACGATTAAATTTCCAAATGTACCCAATCCAGTAACTGTTAGATTTCCGTATGTAATGTTAGCATTGCTTCCACTAACAGTCAAAGTTTGCCAAATCGGAGTTGCATTTGCACTCACGTTAACATTGAGGGTAGTATTAGCATTATTATACCATGTTTGTCCTGGAATAGGGTTAACAGGACCAGAAGTATAACTAGCAAAATTTTCTAGTAGAGATAGTTGATTCTGATCAACGGCTGCCCCGTACCCAGAAAAATTTCTTCCAGGCAAACTCAAACTCGTGCTAGTGTTAATAGTTGTGTCAACAACTGTTATAGTTCCTAAAGAATAGGTAAGTGTATAAGCCATGATCTAGATATTTCCTTTAGTATGTTTAAAATATATATGTTTATTTATCATAATTAAATTGTTATTAAGTTGGTTAGTGCTTGAATTCTAACTGTATAATCAATTTGAATTTGACGATTGAGAGCTTTTTGAATTGGAGCAAATACTACATGAGTCAGTAGTACGGTTTGTATATTTCCTTCTTGATCTAAACCGTAATTTGCTAATAATCCCAACTCATCAAATGTATATGTACTATCAGTTTGAGTTCCATTGTCAAATGCCATTTGACCACCCGGTTCTCCGTAATTTAGTAAACATTTTACTAGTATATCAGTATACATGTTACCAACTACATGATTAACGGTCATATTATTGTTTAATGGATCAGTGTTACTAACCAGTGTATCATCAACAATTTTTTCATATGTCTGATTATATAATGAGGCATTAATGCCAGTTACGTTTGGAGGAAGATAGGTTATTAATCCAGTGCTATCAATACTAGCAGCACCATTACCAAATGCCATTTGATAAATTTGCCCATAACCACGATCACTCAACGTAAGAGCCAATGATTGAGACATTGTTTCGTAGTTGATTGCATTATTTTTTTCTTCAAATACTTCTCCAGTATTGGGATCATATATCTTAAGAAATCCTCGTACATCTAGCGTAATGTTTGTCTTCATATTTTTATCCGTTAACTACATCTTAATTGAACCAATACTTTATTGGTTTCTGGGTCTTTTATTGTAACCGCGCTGCTAAATCTAAATCCAACATTTTCATTTGGTTTTTTAGCGGGTGATTGCTGCATTACAATAGGTTTAACTTTATCATTCATTATATTATTTAGTCATCACGCAGACTGTTGTTTTAAGAATTCGGCAGGAACAGTAGTACTTTCTTCTAATGTTTCACTAACAAATGTTGCATCCCATGGCTGATTGTCCCAAGGAACATTGTCCCATGCTGCACTATTATACCACCATTGATAGTAGTACTCTTCTGGTAACATATCTCTACTAAGAACACTTTGAACAATGGCACCACTGGCAATAAAGTCATTGGTAATTGAACCCATTCTTCCACGTAATAGTCCTGTAACTGTATTAGCAGTCAAATCAATCTCAGTAAACTGTATATATTCACTATTAACTAATAACATATTACCCTGATGTACTGTCACTGTAACAGCAACAGGAGGTGTAATTCCGTATATAGTGATTGATATAAAATTGGTTCCAGGAATTTGAACTGCATCAAATTGAGTATCAATATCAATTGTAATCGGAGCAACTATCAATGACATATTACCCTCAACTATTATTACGCCATTGATATCGGTAGTTCCGCTAGTAATAGTTGTATCTACTAATACACTGGCATCGCTTACATATAGTACGTCAGCGATACTATTACGACTTACAAAGTCTTCAGTAAGCGTGGTTTGTGTATAAGGATTAGTATTATATACTGATCCAACTCCATACTTGTTCACTTGAATTCTAAAGTTTAGATACGTTCCAGGCAGCGTAGCAGGATCAGTAGTTACATTGAACTCTAATTCATCGGTGACAATTCCAGGAACTAATTCTTCTGGCCCATATCCATCTTGGAATCTTCCACCCTGAATATCATATACGGTTGGATTTGTCAATACGTCGTAGTTAAATGAAGGACTTTGTACGTTAGCATCAATATTAAACGTAACATCTTGATCCCATAAGTTAACATCCCATCCAGTAGAATCCCAAGTTTTTAATCCATAATCAAATGGTTCTCCCAACACTATTGAGTTAGGATATTCTACTCCAGTAATTAATTGTCTAAGATCATTGCCTGACATATTAGCGGTTGGATCATAGAAAGCCGCTACTCTGTCAGCAGCATTTAACATACTATTATCGCTGTATATTTGAACCCAGTCTTCATATACAAATGTCGAAGAAGTATTGGAATTAATACATTGCCATAGTTTTCCTGCATATGTAACTAAACTTATAAGAGCAATATATGTAATGCCTCCGCCCCAGCTAGTAATTTTACTACCATAACTTATTCTATCAAACTTAATAGTAGTAGTAACTTCACGAACTGGTTGACCACCATTGAATGCGATTGCCTTAGCTGTTACTGCCAATATATTATCTGTTCCAGATCCTACTGTAATCAAGTCTATTCTATCTGTATCAAATATTGGCAACTTAGTTACGTCATATGCTCCTCTGATAGTATTGTATAAAGCAATAGTATCCACGTCAATTGATCTTACATAATAATATTCATTATTTTGCAATCCAACAGGAGCAACGGTGGTAAGAACATTGTAACGATAGGTAATTGAATCGCCAGTGACAAAAGGATGTCCAGTAATAGTAATAGTATTTTCTACTAAATCAATATCAGTTGATGTGAATGTAGAACTAATACTGCTTGCTGCTATAATTATAACCGGAGCTGTGGCATATCCAGAACCAGCGTCTACTACATTAATAGTAGAAACAGTTTGATTGCTCATCACACAAGATAGTATTGCTGGAGCTCTAGGACTTGAATACTCAGTTGTATCTATAGATACGGTAACTATAGGCGGCTCTATGTATCCTCTTCCTCCATCTATAACAATTACTGCTGGTAATATAGCAGTGATATTAGAGTTTGCTGAATGAGAGGTTGCAATAGTATTATCTGCTCCACGATAAGTTACAATCAATTCTGACAGTAAATGATTTATACTAGAGTATGATATTTTTTCTTCACCAATTATAATTGTTCCACTAGTTGGGAATCCATATGAATTTTTAACTGGAATAATTAAACTTGATGATGTTATTGGTTCACTTGTCTGAGTTATATTAGTAATACTATTCTCATTAGTAATACTCAGTCCATAGTTGTTAAACCAATTTGTATATTCCTGTTGATTCCAAATATCACTTGTTGGCAAATACTCATTAAAATTATTATTCGGATTAGTATATACTAATTGAGGACTTTCAAATTGTCCATTACGAGCATAATACTGAGCAGGCAAATCAAAATCACTGATGTTGCCAGTGTATATGTCCAGACCAGGATAAGTGAATAAGAAATCATTGATCTTAACGTGATACGGCTTAACTTCGTTTAAGTAGCCTACTAAAAATTCTTGATTATCCGCTTGATATTTTTTATATGGCAGCAATTCACGAACTTTATGACTAACATTAATTAAGCTGGTCTTATTAAGCCAGTTTAAATAATTCTGCTGTTCTAGTGACTCACTGGTCATATAATTGAACATTAATATCAAACTATTGTTACGTTCAATTTCAAGTTCATTGATATAACATTGTTCATTTAACCAACGAATAATATAGTAAGTTTCTTGAGCATACGTGGCATCAAATGGAGCAGTATCATAAGAATTACTATCCCATCCATATGGATCTGTATACAATGTAGACAAGATTTGAATTGTACCGTTTTGGATTCCAATCAATACCCATCCAGTTGCCATATTATATACATATGTTTGTGCATTGCCACTGTTGCTACCAGTTACTCTAGCAATCAATCCGTCTTGAAGTCCAAGAATAAGTGTAGTAGTACTGTCTATTAATTGATTAGACTGTATAGTCTGTAGATCAGCATAGTACTGAACTTCAACTACTGCTATCGTACTAGAATTATATCCAGGAGCCCACCAGTCAGTATATTCCCAGAATTTAGTTGTATCATATGATGCGCCAACTTTATTCAAGAAGTAAAAATTTCTTGTTTCTGCTATAGGTAATTTGATTAGTATATCATTAGCATACTGTATATAGTTATTTAAAGCTGTAAGCCTATTGACATACATACTTTGATAATAGTCAACTCCAAATTGAGTTAATAGTGGTTGCTTAGTACTAGGAATATATATTCCAAGTCTATTTTGCCCAGCAAAACTATCTAAATACTTTAAGTATAAGCTAGTTGGTTCTGAATTAATCGCCGTTGGTAATCCTGGCAAAAAGCTATCAGAATTATTTTCTTGAATCAATGTCCAACTAGTATGCTTTTCATCTGTATTAGTTCCAGTACTATAACCAATGTGTAGCGCACTACTATTGCTTCTTATGTTTGAGCTATTATTCATTAGTGCTACAACATTAGTTGTTATAGCAGCTAAATATGAGATTCCACTATTTAATGGATTTAATACATACTGACTAATAGTTAATGGACTCAATGTTTTGGTTGATGAAATTTCATTGAAGTTCTTAACCCAGAAGAAATAATTAGTAACAAGAGCTCCACTGGATCTATCTTGAACAATAGTTGTATTAAATAAATTATAATTTACAACAATGCCGCCACTAGTCCAATTAATTGGAGCTACTGAGCTTTGAACCCAAGTGTATATATCAGCTAAACTACCAGGAAATGCTTGACCCCAAATCTTAGAGTTATATACAATGTCTGGTTGATTATAATTTAACATACGTAGATTAGTGGTGTCCAGCCATGTGCTACCAACCTGCTTAATAGTCCATATTAGACCCTGTACGTAACTAGCAGGATCATTTGACTGAATATAATCTAAGTTAGTTGTGACAGCCGCTAATTGTTTTCCTTGAACTGGATCAATATAATCTAGATAACCTAAGGTTTCATTTGTAATAGTATCATAGATGCTAATATAATTTAATTTATTCACATCTACCATTGGCAATGGAGTTTTATCTAAGTACCAACTAGTAGATTGATTGACTGGAGCAAATTTAAAAGCTATTCCGTCTCCATTGGCATACCATGTGGGAGACGCGACTACAATTACTCCATCATTGTTAGCAATGCTAGTACCAAACTTAGGAGATTTTGAAATTCCAACACGATATATTGATTGAATATACTGACCGAATACATAATTTCCAACATTACTAATGCTTTCATTGTATGCTGGCAAATAATTAAACTCATAAACAACACCAATTTGACCAAATGTATCCACGTATGTGGTACTACCATTGTCGAATATAGTATAATTATTAAGATTAGATATAGATTGTCCCTGTGCGCTATAGTCAAATGTAGTTTCGCTTAATGGTCTTGCGATAGGGTCGGTGATTATCAAACTATTATCATTTCCCATTGCTACTAGTGAACCAAACTGTCCAGTGCTGTTAAGTGTTGGACTAACAATTACTTGAGTGCTAGTATACAGTGTAATACCTAACTGAGACAACACTGCTTCAGTAGCAACTAGATCAATGACATTGTTAACAAATTCTTGTGTTCCATTGATAATTCCAATTTGTAATACGTTATCAATTGCAATTGCTTTAATATTACTTGGAGTTTGAGTATTGATTTGATCGACGATATCAGCGGCTAATCCATTGAAATTGACTCTATAGCCATCAATGAACATTGTTCCTGATACTGAACTAGCAACTGTTCCGATAATAGAACCGTATTGCTGACCACTATTAGTCCAACGATAAACTGCTCCCTGAACATTAGGAATATTATTAGCAGTTGATAATTCAAACGGAGTTCCTATTAATATTTGAGCCGCGTATTTGTTAGTAGAGACGCTAATTCCAAAATTACCACCATTGATGGGTTGAGCACTCAACATCATTTGTACTTGAGTCATGTAACCATAACTAACAGTGACTAATGATCCATAAGCAGGGGCAGTAGTAAACGTAACAGTAGATCCACTGACAGTTACTCCACTAGTTATCAATACATCATTTACATAAACATCAGCAATATTATTTGGAATAGTATTGAACGTAACGTAAGTAGTAGATCCAGTTGATAAGAAATTCTGATATGATCTACTATAGACATATGTTGCTCCAGCTTTAGCTATTGTAAAGTTGGTAGTTGGTAAATTTTGATCTGGAGCGCCAACAATTAATTTAGTACCATCTATACTAGTAGCAATACTAGTACCAAATCCAATAGCAGTTGAAGGGCCAATCACTGAATTTACATAACTATATGTACTAGTAGAATCATTTAATGAATATACAAATACAGTTTTTGTAACAGTGTTAGCTATATATAACCATTGAACGTCAGTACTTACTGCAATTGCTCCTGTGTTGTTACGAGTCACTGTATCAATTAGTACTAATTGATTTGCAGTATTAAGTTTAAACACATAAACTCGACCGTTCATTGAATCACTAGCAAATAAGTATGACCCGGTGGCAACCATATTTGTGCCTACGGAAGATCCACTGATACTAATAGTTTGTAATTGATCTACACCATCAGAATCTTGATAGTAGCGATACAATATTCCAGACAGTTCATCAGCTACCATTGAGCCAATTTCTGTTGAATATGCAACTGATGTTCCTACTGCAAGAGCAGCCTCTACTGTTGATAATGATAATTGAGTTGGACTATATATTGGAGCAGAACCCCAAACTGCCCATTGACCGTCTGTATTTTCGTCTACCCAACTATTTTTAGCATAAAACTCAGAGTATGGAATCGTATCAAACACTTGATCACTTGCTTGAGCGAAACGACGACTAATTAATTTAAATGCTAGTCCAGGCCCTGATATTGTTGTAGTGGTAGAAGCTAATACTAATCCTACTATAACACTAGTGGCCGATACTACCGAAGCAACTTGATAGTATCCATTTACTGATGGATCTAACTGAAATATTACAAACGGATCATACTTTGAAAGTCCATGATATTGACCAAATGTAACTGTTACTGAGTTATCTAAATTGTTAGTAATTTGAGTGATCTGACTACCGATAGGAACAGGAGTAAACACGTCCCAACTACCCATATAGCTAGCTACCCATATAATATTACTACGATACAGTGTATTAATACTGTCTGGATTATTATTTAGATCAGTTAAATTAAATGTAATATACGTAACATCATTGAGATTTACATATCCAGCCGAGGGTAATCCACGCTCATCACTGTATACGTTATTGAATTCTGGTAAAAAGTACTGACTAGTAGGCTGAGTTCCCCAATTTATTAAGTTGGTAACATTAACATTTTGCTCTACTCCAGTTACGGGAACACTGTTCTCAGTAAATCCAATTAATGTTGGGTTACTAGTTAATAAACTCTGATCTAGTAATACTTCAACGAAATTACTATTAGATATTGTTCCGAATGATCCAGTTTTGATTATCCAGTTTTCAGATACATTATAATCGATTTGACCCTGTAATAGATTGGCACTCTTAAACGAGTTTGCTATTAAGTTAGTACCTTTTTCTTGTATAATGTTTTGATAAACATTAACTTGAGTAATTAAGCTTAAGTCCGCATCTTCTAGATATTTACGAGGTCTGTATCCAATTAAACTATATGCTAGTAAGTCTTTATCATTACTTAAACTAGGATTTTTTGTATCATAGTAGTATAAACTTTCATAAGCATTCGTACTTGGATTAGGTAATAGACCAAACTGAATCTGATTCTGTTCGACATACTTCCATTGTTCTTGACTGAATTGAGCATTGGGTTGAACCAATTCAATAGCAGTCCAGTAGTTACCCTTGAACGTAATAACCGATCCCTGTGGATATTTTACATATGGCGCCCAATCTTGAATATTATTCTGACTTATAATAAATCCAGGAGCATTCATGTAGCCAGTCCAATTAGCTGATTTAAATCCCTGTAGTAATAATCTATCTTGACGTAATCCAGTAACTAGATCATATATAGTATCGTTAAATACAGTGTAGTTATCGAATATAACCGCACTTTCTATACTAGATAAATGTAAATTACTTAATGCAATTGTATCTCCGTCCGATAATACTTGAACACTAAACGATTCATTTTCTCTTATGATAGAAACGTTTTGATTTTGCAATGATAATAAATTCTGATTCAGAATATAATTAAATTGAGTATCCAACGGTCTGACAGATAATCCAGGACTTACTAGTTGCATTAACTTAGCAGCAGGATTCAAGCTAATGGTACTACCAATTTCCCAATATTGTTGTGTCCAGTTTAGAAATTGACTAATCATATTTTGCCAATTATAAACAACAGTGTTGGTAGTATATTCAAACTTCATTCCACTATCTACTAAGTACTGTCCGTATGTTTGTATGAATTCACTAACACCCTGTGAGCTATAGTACAATGTACCATATGGTATAAGAGCAGTAGTATTAGAAAAACTAGTACTTACTTGAACTGATGTATTTGCAACTGTAATTGTTTCTTTTCCGCCGCCAGCAGGAACCGCTACTGTAAAGTATGGATTAGTTTTACTATTACCCCACACTGTATAACCATTTGGAGTCTTTTGTATTACAATACTAGAGTATACTAACTGTTGTTCTGGCACATTGTTATACACCAATACTTTATAACTATTATCTGGTATTAGTAGCGTAGAGTTTAATGAATTAGGAGTAGATTTTTCTATTAAGAAAGAAAGATATTCTTTCGCACTAAATCCAGCCACGTTATAGGTTAATCTAACATCGATGTTTTTTAATATAGTGGTAACTGCATCTGTACCATTAACTCCACGCTGATTAATATAATCAACCACCCAGTTAATATAACTAGCTTTACTTGTTCCATTACCATATACTTGAATAGCTCTAGAATCTAAATGATATCGTTGATCGTACAAGTACTGACCCGAAGTTTCATCTAGTACATATAAATCACGATCTACAAATAAATTAAAGAACTTGGCTGGTTTAGTAAGTGCAAGCAAACGCATTAAATCAAACGGCCAACTACTGCTACGTAAATAGCTAGTCTCTGCTGGACCCTGATCTCCTACTGCCCAAATACGTTGAAACGTTAATGAATTATAATTTTTAACTACAGTCGGAAGAGGAGATACTAGACTTCCCTGAGCATCCACTGGAAGCACTGATAGCAGTCCATCTCTGATATATAGAGGATTGACATAAGAAGCTCCATCATTCCAAATAAATCCCTCGCTAATTTCTGTCCACATTAATGTGTTATCACTAGTGTACGGAGCAGCTCCGTATCTACTAGACCACCAAGTTGGTTCATTAGCAAAACCCAACATTCCCCATGGTGCTGCAGCTGGATTTGAGGTATCATAGAACCAATCATAAAGTCCACGCCAGTAACCCTGCTGTAATAATTCCCCAGTTAGTTTATTAGTGCTTTGATTATAGTTATATGTAAATTGATTTGACTTAGTATATACTTGAGTTTTATAATCAACTCTGTTAGCTCCGACCCATTTTAAGAAATTAGTCTGATATATTTCAATATATTCAGCCCAAGTATAATCGGTGGTTCTAAATTGTCCAGGAATTACATCTTCTGCTTGAAGAGGTATCACGCTCTTTATTTTTAGATTGTTATAGACTCTGCTTTCAAATTCAAGCAGAACTTGATCACGAAAATCATTTAAATGACCATCGATATACTCACCGTAAAGTGTATTATAACTACCATCATGACCTAATATAAAGTATGTTGGAGTAGTATAAGTTGTATCTAATATTACAGCAGGAATATAACTCTTATATAGTCCAAGCTTAGTCGGAGTATTAGGGCAATATTGACCGTATGTTTGATTATATTCATTGACAGTGATTACATCACCATCGACGATATTATAGTTGACAACTACTTGTGGACTAATATCACTGACTACATAATCAACGCCACTTATTAGTTGAATAGTAACTGACTGAGAATTAACCACTGTAGTCAAATAAATCAATACGCCGTTATAATTACTACTAGTAAAATTATAAACTTTGTTTAATGGTAATGTTACTGTTGAAACTGGGAAAGTATATGTATATTGATTTGTAACATATGGAGATCCACTTGGAAACATATCGCTCCAAAAGAACGAATCAGAACTATTCTTGATTGTAGAGATTTGATAAACAATAGTGTCCAACATTTTTGACGGAGTAGTATATATACTAAAGTCGTTTTGATCAGTTAAATTAACTAACAATGTTTTATATTCAATATATTGCTCACTGTTATACTGTAATGCTTCAAAAACATTTAATTCTTGTCTACGTAAAAATACTCCCGGTAGTACCATTGGAGCACTGCTTTGTATAATTGCAGTACCATATCTAGATAAATTACCTAGATTATATATATTATTAGGTCCAAAAATTGTCCCTGTTGTTCCTAATGAATTACTGAATATAGAGTAATATTGATTCTTAAGATCACCAACATTTACGCTAGTAATATTTGTATTAAACGGATTATTTTGAAGATTACTTGGAATCTCATAATAGGCAGTAGCACTAACTTGATCACTGTATAATAGAACAGTAACTTGACTACCAACTGCTGTGGGAAAAGATAAAGTGATTGTAGTAGTATTACTGACAATGTTTGTTGTAACCGAATATTCTGAATCACTTAATAATACATCATTGTAGTATACATTGTGAGGGTCAATAATTCCATTATTAGTTACTAATATATCGCATGTAAAAGATGTTTGATTTACAGTGGCAAGTATAAATTGAACTGTAAATTGAAATACTTGATACTGAGCAGAAGCACGATAAGCATCAACATATCCAGTTTGATTAACTGGAGTATTAGCAGTTAAATAATCATAAATGAAACCAATACTAATATTATTAGTAACAGTTGTAGTTCCCTGCTGATAATTAAATGTGTCACTGTTTAAATTAACAGTGAACAGTATATCTCCGATACTAGAGGCGCTACTATACGCAATAGGAAATCCTAATACTGAATCATTTGAACCAGTTCCCGATGTATAACTAAATAATTTAGTTCCAGTAAAAGTTGTACCGGGATAATATGCTAGATTACTTAATGAATAACCATTGATATCATACACGTCAAATAGTGGAGCTTGATTTACAGAAGTTTTTAGCTGAGATTCAATCCAGAATCCGTCTGTATCAACTCCACTAAATGTCTCAGAGAATCTCCAACCAGTACCCGCGTATTTTGTTCCGCTTGATACGTATATTTGATTGTTATTTGTAGCAATCAATTCTAAATTTGTATCATATACGCTATCAAATTGATCTGTCCACCAACGAATTCTTGGAGTAGGAGTAAGAGTAATTACTTCTGTGTTATCTGGTCCTGTTGGGGCAAAACCAACTTCAAATATACTTTGTCTTACGCCCTCATTTAAATCAGCATTGAAAATAACAGTTTGCCCGCTATATAATTCAATTCCATCTATAGTATAGCTAGTTTGTCCTGCTACTTGTAAAAATGCATTTGTGGTAGTGTTGTCAAATAAATTTACAAATCCTAAAAATTGTGTTCCAGTATTGAATAGTCCTAAATTTCCATAGAACTGAATAATAGGTCTTTGTGCTCTTACTGGTGTATTGGCAGTGCTGGTAGTGGCCACTCCATTATATAAAGCAGTGGCGTTAATAACCTGTTCATTAAACCAACGATTGCTACGTGACCATGCATTACGATCACGACTGTCTCGATTGATGGTTAAATAATCTGATGCCAATGGAACATATATAGATTGATCCCATACTGTACTGTCCCAAGGATTATAATCCCATGGTATATATATTCCTTCGCCGCCACTTTCAAAACTAAGATATTGATTAACTGGTAATAAATTTATCGCAGTTCCTACTCCAGCTACATAGTACTGAGTATTTTGATAATTTGTTGGAATAGTAGGTGATTCAAATACTACCTTAAGACCATTAATAAATGTAACTCCATTGGGACTAACATAATTAGTAGCACCAATAATGTCATTGATATTAATAACATTGGTTGTGTTAGAGTCTATTAAGTTGATTCTTCCTACATTTAATGGGTTAGTTTCATCTTGATAATAAAGCGTATCTAGCACTGCACTAATATATGGAATTAATTGAATTGTTCCAGTATTGTCTCTATAGAAATTTCTAGCAACATATATAGTACCACTAGTACTAATTATTAATTCATTATTAATAATTGCATCAGCTTGAGTCAGTGTAATAATTCCAGTAACTGGAGCTACACTAACTACATAGTAATAAATCTGAGTACTTAAATCATTATTGTCATAAAACATCAGCGTTTGACCGTCTAGCTGAGTTACTCCGTCAATATTGTTAACTGTTGCAATAGTCTGACCATTGATCTCATTGAATTGTAGCGTGGTTACAATGTTGACTAAATTATTTCCAGGCAATGTATATTGCTGCTGTGCGTTCTTTTGTGGAACAGTAAACGTGACTGTTCCCTTAATGGTTCCGTTATTAGTAACTCCTAATATATCTCTTGTACTAACATTGTCGTTTGTTCCATAGCCGGACAATCCAGGAACACCCTGAATCCAAAATTTTGAAGTCTGATCTACTTGAAATGTATATGTACCGCCACGTAGTAACGTTAGCGTAGGATTCTTTTGACTAATACCATTGACGGTATATCCATTAATGCCATTAACCACAATGTAATTATCAAGTGTGTATACGTTATTAGTGGCAACACTAACAGCATCAGGACCATTTGGAATCCAATAGTATTGACTATAGTTAACCATCATATCTAGATCAGTAAAACTATCCCAACTATAAAATTGATTTTCAAATAGTCGATTGTTATTATTTGTTATGGCACCCTGACTGTCAAGTGCGCTTACCATTCCAGGATAGTTAATAAAGTCTTTTGCAGTTTGAGTACTGTCTTTTAAAAAGATAACAGATGGGTCGAGTTGATAATTGGATCTACTTTGAGTTGGCTCAACTACATACTTATCAGTTGGTTCAACCGCATATCCATATTTTTGCCCAATAAATCCTTCTACTCTAGCAAAATCAGGTTGTTGAACTAACTGATCTAGCGTAGCAGATAAGAACTGAGCATTGGTGTCGGTTCTAAAAACATCAGGGAGAAAATCTAGAGTACGAACTTGAGTGGCCATATTTTTATTATACCTGTGATACTATTACTTATCTTTTTTTAAAAGTAGCATATTAAGTTTACATTGTTCCACGTTGTAACGCGGCTGGTGTAAGTGAAGAAATTACGATAACGTCGTTAGCAGTGGCTCCGTTAACAAAAATCTCATTTGGAGCACTCTTAATCTCATATAAGTCTCCAAAACTTTGATTAGGATTATTAGACACTAATACAACTGAACTTATTAAACCCTGTAGCTGAAGATGCAGATATGCTGTCAACTCACTCATATAAAACGTATCTCCAAAATCCCAATTAGTAATTGTAAAATAAGTATTCATAGCACCTAATACTGAACTGACAATTTGACTATTGCTAGCAATTGTAGTTGGATTAGCTATTATTTTTATTGTACCTTGAAGAGCAGGACTAGCTTTAGTTCCAAATAAGGGAACAAACGTCACGCTGTTTAGTATTACCGAATCACTTATCATTTTATAACTATCTAAGTCTCCATATGCCTGTTGTAATTCATTGATAGTAGGCTGTAATGGGAATAAAACAGTTCCAGTAGTATCTTGAATCCAATTTTGATACTGAGTATAGTAACTCTGAGTTACCAAATACAAATCAATGATATTTGTAGTACTAGGATCAACTCTAGTAGTATTATTACTATTGTGTCTGTATTGAAAATTAATAGCTCCTCGACCAGTAGTAACCAAATAACTAGCAGTGACATCATTCAATACTAATATTGGAGGGTTAGTTCCAACTACCAAAACGCTTTGAAAGAAAACAGGTTTTGGATTTGACACTGTTCCGGAACTACAGTAAAATACTGTTCCAGTAGGGTAATCATATATTACATTAGATACTTGATTTTGAGTAGTATAAGTATATATAATATAATCAGTAGGTAATACTTGTGTACGATATAAATCATTGATATCATAATATACTTGAAGAAATACATAAGCCGTAGAACTTGTTCCCACTACATCAGTAAAAAAATCTGGATTATATGTGAATCCACTGGTTAAATCAATGCTGCTGACCATTACTTCATAATCATCTGTGTGACCATCACTTAGTACTGGCTGACCAGTTACATTTAAAATATAATCAGTACCTAGTGTTCCACTATTAGTGGCATTAGCATTAGTAGCAAAAACATTAACAAAATCAGAAAATACTTGACCGCTTTGTGGGTCATATATTTTTTGTGATCCATTAAATATAAATCTAATTTGATCAACTGATGCAAAATTGTACTTGGTGTTACTAACGGTGATCGTGTAATTATTGTCAATTGCACTGCTCACAAATGTCACAAACAAATCAGTTGGACTTGGATTAGTTGGAATTGGATTTACAATAGTCCATTGTTCCAATGTTGCTAATATGCTGTTGTCAAATTTAAGAGCAAAGTTCTGCTTTAGACTTATTAAATCTAACATTCTATTAACTAGTATTGAACCTAATACATTACTAAATGATGGGATAATAGCAGTCGGGGTTGCTCGATTTATATCCAAGAAAGCTCCAGTGGGCACATAAGAATTCATTGTAACTGGCCCTAATCCGTTTTCTAAATTGCCGTTACCAAAGTTATACCCATCACCAACTACAGCAGAAACTCCGATCCAAATACTAGAACGATCACCCATATATGGATTAGCAATGCCCTGCTGTAATCTATCATTACTATCAAAATAATAACCAACGGGAGCTACAAACTTAAGCATACTTCCTTGACTAATATATCTCATATTAAACGTACTAAAGACTCCTAATGGAATTGGTGTCTTAACATTACCAGATGTCAATATATAAAAGTATCCGGTAACATTACTTGATGTTAGTGTAGTTTGCTGCCAGTATACTCGATTATCTATAGAAGCAATCCCTGTATAATAACCAGAATATCTAGGATAATATTTTTGATAATACTGAACCGCAGAGGTCAAGCCTAATAATATTGGAAGATTAACTGATATAAACTGAATTGCAGAATTTATACTTTGTGTTGAAAAAGTAACAATAGTAGGAAGTGGATCTAAGTACAATGCTCCATCATTAGCAAATACGTTTGTACTACTGTATATTCCAGTAGGATCTAATAAATCTAATCCACGACTAACTCCAATGCTAGTTCTGTTAACTGCGCTGCTTTTAACAATTGAGTTATACAATGTAAATGGGAAATTTGTATAATCTTCTCCATTGACCATACGATTTTGAGTATAGTATCTGGCAGGAGCACGTTGTTTAATGTCAGCAATTGACTGACGACCTTGAGCCGTATTATTAACTGATTGTAAGTCAATTGTAAATGTCAATGACTCAGTATTTCCTGATCTACCTATATATGGAATAGAAATTGCTATTCCTGTCATTTCACTTGGGTCAATACTATATGTTAACCCATTGCTACTTCTTACATAAGCAAGATAATTTCCTACTGGTATTTCACCAAAAACACCATCTCCAAATATATATGTAACTTGATCATTGGATCTGCTAGCAACTTCAAAAATTGGAGTTGCGCTATTACCCTGTGAATTTCCATTAGTAATGAATAGATTTTCAACTTGAGACCATAATGCGTCAATTGCTCCATTACTACTCACTGAGTATAACCAAGTATCAGAGTTGTTGATTCCTTGAATGTTTATGTCTTGTACATTGTTTTGAATTCTTTCTGGGAAATTAAAATTGAAAGAGTTTAAAGTTCCCTGCTTAAAGTAAAAAAGAAATCCAGTATTTGGACTACCAAATCCTAATCCATCATTAGAGTATAATATATTAAATTGTCCAGTAGGAGCAGGAGGTAACTCGTACAAATATGGTTTATTTAAACTAGTAACACTTACTAATTCAAAATTTGTTAAAACACCATTGATCTGAGCAATATATGGTATTACTGGATTTTGTCCAGGAGTAATATTAATAGTATACTCGCTAATAGTAACACCCAGAATATCTTGAGTATTTCCCGGTCTACCAACTACTTGACTATTAACTAATGATGCGTTTAGTATAGTATTGAATTGTTGTTGCCAGTTTGGATTAGCAGGATCATTCCAAAATACAGTAGTATTACCTAGACTGACACCATTAATGTCAAAGATACTTTCACTACTACTAATAGAAGATACTTTTACAACTCCATTGGATTCAATATTACGTTTTGGATTATATGAAACTAAGTTTGCTAGTTTAATAACAGAATCACGACGTTCAGCCGTATCCATAAAATTTTCACGAGCATTTAAATCATCACGAAATGCTAATCCCTGACCCATAAACGCTATAATGTCAAGCAGTGCTATAAACTCAGATGATTCTGTATAGTCGTTAAATGATTCAGGATAATATGTAGTAAGATAGTCAATAAAACTTTTACGAAGAGTAGTATAATCGTAGCTAGTTAAGTTTGATGCTCTATAAGTCTGATATATACGCGTCCAGTCTTGAAGTCCAAATAGCGAGCTTTGACGAGTACTACTCAATGAACTGGTTTGTGATCCAGATGTAGAACTAGTTAATGATCCGGATAATGGTATATTTGACATTTTATCTTTCCTGTATTAATATATTTATCATCAATAATAGTAGACGAATCTTACTGAGCTAACTGTTGCACACTTCCATCATATCTATTCAAAAAGAAATCTATAGTAACCGCATTGTTAAATGGGCTAAATGCCATTTCAACTTGAATCAACATGCCAGTATCTTGAGATGTTATAGTTAATGAGTTTAGTACTATTCTTGGATCAGATTTAATAACTCTATTAATTTCAGTTGTTAATAACTGTTCTGTATTTTCATTAACTGGTTCAAATAGATATGTCCACAGCGTAGTACCATAATTTGGCTGACCTACTTTACTACCCTGCTGTATACTAAGTGCATTAATTAAATCTCTTATAACTAGTTGCTCATCGTATAAAGCAAATTTTTTACTTTTTCTAGTAGTGGCAGCAGTAGATATAGCTCCTCCAGTAACTTGTATTGGTTGATTTGCTTCTACTGTTGAAAATCCTATATATGTTGGCATTATATTTTCCTTTTAATTTATGAACCATATTTCTTTTTAAACTCTTCCGGAGTTAGATTTACTACTGAACCTTGACCGTCTGCAAATATTGATCTGTTAGAAGGTTTTCCGTATGTAGTAGTTACAGTGTTACCATCTTTATCTTTACCTACAAAAGTTTGACCTGATAGATCAGAAGTGGATAAAAGATCAGTTTCTTTAGCTCTAGTAACTCCACTAAATCCACTAAGATTGTTGTTTGAAATTGACTGTGACTGAGGCTGTGAACTGACTGCTGCAGTTGTTGCTGTACTGGCAGTAGCTGGTCTTGGATCAGGAGGAGTAGTATTTTGTCCACTGACCAATGAATTATATTGCTCTGTGGCTTTTTCTAAATCACTTTCTAATCCTTTTACTTTAGCATAACTAGCAATTTTATCAAAAAGTCCAAGAGTTTGAGTTTGATTTCTAACTTCATCACGAATTTGTGCTCTAGCTTGAGCTAGCTTATCTTCAATATCTTTTATTTTCTTCAACGCCTCACTTTGTGAACCAAGAGTCTTGGCTGCCAATTGATTTGTTGATGTATTAACTGCTGCTCCAGCATCATCAGTTCCAGGAAGAACACTTAGTGGCATAGGAATAATACTGTTGTTTAATAATTTTCCTGCATTGACAGCAAAGTTAGCTTTTAAGAATGTTCCAGACGCTAATATACCAGTCTTTATCTGTCCACTAGCATTGCCAATACTTGCGATACTAGCTTGTAAACTAGCAATTATTCCTCCTGCGGCCAAACCTCCGCTAATACCAGCTTGTAATCCAGCCTGAATTCCTCCGCTAATTCCACTAATACTACCACGAATTCCGGCTGATATACCATTGATACCAGCCTGAATTCCACCATTAGCTACGAATGAGGCCGCGGCCAAACCTCCAACGACTCCAGCTTGAACGCCCCCAGCAATTCCTCCTAAATTAGCATTGAGACCAACTTGAACCCCACCTAAATTAGCATTGATTCCTATTCCACCTGATAACCCACCGTTGATTCCAGCACTTACTCCGGCTGATATACTACCTATTGAACGTGTAGTGTTGGCAACTAAGTTGCCTGCCAATGATAGAGGATTTTGTATTGATACTCCAAGAGATCCACCGCCCCCTCCAATTCCTCCTTGAACTCCAACAGATAATGATGATCTGCCTCCACTGGCAGAGAACGACACTGCTCCTGATAGATTCTTAATTAAGTTAGATGGATTAGTAGCATTAGTTAAACTGGCCATGGCACTTAAGCCACCACTTAGTCCATTGATTCCACTGTTGAATGTAGTAACTGCCATTTGTGCTGATGCCAAGCCTCCGCTAATACCAGCTTGTAAACCAGCGGCAATTCCACCAACTGACACCCCTCCGCTTATACCTGCTGATATTCCATTTGTACCAAGTGATAATCCACCTCTAATTCCACCTGCTGCCAATCCCCCGCTAATACCAGCTTGTAGTCCAGCTGTGATTCCATTTGATGAAAGCCCAGCTTTGACAGAAATTCCACCTATAGATAATGTACCAGCCACTGCTCCACGTAATGAATTCAATGCATTTCCAGTACCAATTAGACTATTATTAATTCCTGTCACTAGTCCAATCGCTGCTTTACCACTTTCTTTTCTAGCTGCTGCTAAATCAGATTCTGCTGAGTCTAATGCTGCTTTATTAATTCCGTCTGATACGTTTTTATAATTTGTAAGAGCCATATCATAGTTACTCTGTGCAATTTTAACCGCTGCTTGAGTTGAATTATATTTTGATCCACTACTATTAACTTCAACTGATGATGTACTCTTATCACTTCCTCCTAAGAAGTTTGGCAAGTTTGCTTGAAGATCCTTAAGAGATGCTTCAACTTGTCCAAACGCTGCTCTTAATGGTCCGATCAAACTAGCGGCTGCTGCTGCTATACTCTTACCTAAATTATTTAATGAGTCAGCAACACTTGTTGCAAGTCCTGTCAACCCACTACTAATGTTATCTGCTATACTACCAGCAAGTTTGCCACTAGCTATTGCATTTGATATTGCATTAACTGTGGCCACTCCTGCTACTGCTGCGCCTGCTACTGCTAGACCAGTCTTGATGGCTGCTCCTGCTTTACCTCCAATATTTGCTGATATATTAATATTTCCTAGAGCTCCACCTCCAATTAAACCACCAATATTAGCATTTATTCCTACATTATTACCACTACCGCCTACATTGAGAGATCCTCCTACAGAAGCACCGCCAAAATTAGCACCTACTCCAACGTTAGCAGATAGGCCTGATCCTCTAGTACTGGCATTAATGTACCCTGATACAGCACTAGTACCATAATTACTAGCAGCCATTACTAGTCCGCCAGCCTGTGCTGCACTTTCTTGTCCTGTTAATATTCCAGAATTT